ATTTCATACAAAATAATACGGTAAAATAAAAGTTTACAATCATTATGTTATATATAATAGTTTGTTCTTTAGACTTGAATGAATACTTGTTCATTAACTTTGAGCTTGAAGTTCTTTCGCAAAGCCAATTGAATTGTAATCATTAGGAACTACAACCTTATACATTCCATTAAGATTGAACTTCGCAATCTCTTCAATTGCTTGAATCGCTTCAAGTTCATTGTCAACATCAGACAATTCATCAGAAGCACATGAAACTCTTGCTAAGTAAGCACAAGTGTTATAACCTTTTTGTTGGTCAAACGCATTCCATTCATCGAACTTAGTAAACGGAGAGTAAGGATTGTCTATTGTTGTTAATGCATAACTTACCATCATGCACCTCCTTAATCGTCTAGTAGTTTAGAGACAGTGGATGTAGAGAGCCCCATGGCATCCGCTATCTCAGCTAGTGTAGCACCATTCACCGCCATAGACTTAGCACGAGCAATCGTTGAAGGATTAGCAGCTGCTTTATATCGAGGGGTTGCAAGTTCAGTAAGGCGATCCTCATTAGTATTCTTAATGATCTCACTAAGTTTCGTCTTGGTAATAGCACCCGCTTGAATTGCTTCCCATTCCTTATCCGAGATTACAATCTGCTCTTTCTTAGCACCGTAACGTTCACGACATACCTCTAGTGCTTGGTTCTTCAATCGCTTTACAAAGTCTGGGTCATCTTTTAGATCGGGGTGGGCCCCCAGCTGCATGCGTACCCTCTCATTAGCCATGGCCTGGGCCTTGCGCTCTCTTGGTGCATTCATTCGAGCGATTCGAAGAGCTTCATTCAAGCGAGCAACTTCAGTGGCATATGCTTTGGCGGCAGTGGGGGAGTACTTATACGTACCCTGCCCAGCCTTAATACGTGACTCCCTAGCCAGGGCCTTCATGTCGTTTGCATACCGGGCGTATACTTCTTCGATAGGGGACCCCGAGGATAGGGTTCTTGCGTCGGCAGTATTCCCCATCTTGGTAAGTTTTGTTTTACGGTATTCTTTTGTATACGTGACCTCCCCCGTCGGTGAAATATGTTTCTTGTCGAAAGTTTTGTTCGTATAGAATCGCTCATACATACCCGTCTTAGGATTTAGCCGTTCACGAAATGTATTTACATAATCAGTAGACTTAGCCCGAGAAATAAGAGTGGATGCCCCACCTGCTTTTCCATTCTCTTTCACCTGGTATTTCTTCTTTAACTCAGATATACCATTGTCCAAATATGATGCTTTGTAATCTAGTTTGTGTTTCTCGGTATCGATTATGACCATTGAATGACGGACCGCTCTAGCAATCTCGGATTCGCTAGCACCCTTAATTGTCATGTCGGTAATAAGATTAGATACAGTTCCCATCTCAAGTTGCTTATTAAACTTGGGATACTTCTTATTCCAATCCTTCTCCGGCATTCCATATGCTTCGGTCGGATCAAAATTTGCTAACCCTTTAAGGGGCTTACTTGCTTTAAGACCAGTACCCCTCGTTGGAATAACTAAAACAGAATCGCCATCGAAATCAGCACCAGATAACTGAGCAGCCACCTTATGATTGATACCAACCGCATCTCTAGAATTTCCAATAATACTTTTAGCTTCCTTAATATTATTGTTTACTCGAAGCGTTGGAATCTCAAACCTACCTGCGTGCGGATGACGAACAAGCATAACCTCTTCGCCATTCCGATAGCCAGGAGCATAGATCTCATTGTCTTTCATCTTAGGAAATGGTAGAATAACATGGCTTGCTTGTCTTGGCATAGCCGCAGCCTTGAGATGAACTGCTGCTGAATCGCACGACTCTGCAAAGTCCATCAGCATCTTAGATCGAACGACAGAATTTGTCAGTTTGTCAAGATCATCGAATCGAGCCTTGCTGGAAGAATATGACTTGTCCAGTTGTTTCTTAGCGACATCCACTGGCTGCTTAGATAGAAATTGAGATGACAGCGTCTTCGACCAATTACCCCAATCGCCTTCCTCATTAACAATGTTAATGGGTGATTGTTTCTTCTTACCATCCTTGTCAATATAATCTATCTGAGCTTTGACTAACTTCTCGCCATTCTTGATTGATGCACCGAACGGATTAAATTCATCGATCTTACCCGTTGCCTTGTCAATCTTTAAGGGCTTAAGAACATCAGTCATGGGGGTGCCGCGATGCTTATTAGTGTTAAACATAACGTCAACACCCTCGGGCAGATTGTCAGAATACATCGCCATACCTTTGAGGTAATGAGTTCCATCTACCGCAATACGCACCTGAGCATAATTAGCTTTTCCTAATGATAAGTCGGGCACTCCCCTACGAAGTTCTATAACGCCATCCTTTTGGACTCCGCCATCTTCATTGTAATTGATCTTAATTCGTTTTGAATCGAGATTAACTGGCTTTTTAACAGCCACAATGTCGCGACCGAAGTCATCATTAGAATATAGACCTGGTGGCGAAATATGCGCATTCTGTTTGATGACCTCTTTAAACTCAGACCCAGGAGGGGCAATAACCTTACGAGTTGTATCTTTACCCGTTCCTTGCTGTCGAGTATATAGATTAAATACTTTATACCCACGGTCTTCCAACATAGCCACCGCATTATCTTTCATTGTGGCACTAACCCCAAGATAATCCTCAACACCAGAAGAAATATCGATCGGTCCTTGATTCTTGATAGCCTCTTCTAGCGCATTGGCTGTATTCGTAGTTCTAAGATTTCGGTCCTTACGATTCTTATCAAGAAGTGATCGAACTGAAGATTCACCAGCATAACCAAGCTCTCTTGCTATTGCTTCGTTGGAATATCCCTTCTCTGACAACTTCAATGCTTTCCGATACTCCTCAAGCTTCTTCTCATTCTTAGCATTGGAATATCGAGCTTTCATCTGTCGAATTGTCATACCCATGCCTTGAGCTATGTCTTTATCAGAAAGACCTTTGGATCTAAGCCCTTTAACATGCATGTAATAATTCAAAGCCGATTGATATGGATTCTCGCCAGACCCCCAAGGATATCTACCAGAATGTCTGGGGGTTCCATAGTGAGCCAACCATTCGCTATACTCATCATCTGTAACGACATACTCTGGGAGTGGTTGTTCCATATTAACGGCCTCCTATCTTGTTTAATGTCTTATCCGATATGATGATTTGATCTATAATCTCGTCAATATAATCAGGTTCTGGACGCTCTTCTAAAATATCGTCAAACTGATATATGCGCATGATGATTTCAAGATCTTTAGGCTTCTTATTGTATTCTAAACAAAATAGAGCTGCATAAACTGCGAGTTGATCCATCTTAGCAGGAATAAGACCAGTCTTCAAATCATGTATACGAACCCGCTTAAACTTTTCAGAATATGAGATGGCATCGGCGGTTCCAAAACAATTGGCCGAATAATATAGAACCCGTTCTGATTCCATACCATACCCAATCGCATCGTTTACAAACATGTTAAGGGTTTTATGATTCTTTGGCAATCCTATACCAAACTCAATCAACTGACTCGCAAGCTCATGAATCTTAGTCCCCCGCTCTTTTGCTTGCATATTCAAATATACTTGCTCTAGCTTTTCCATGTCATACCTAAGCCATCGAGATTGACTTGGTGATAGAAATGCATGACATCCTCTAAGATCTGAATGATCGTTCCATATCATTAAGTATCTCCTTTTCATTATCCGGATTCACGAAAGCACCATAAGACCATTCCGATGCTTTCTGAATATAGAAATCTTGATTTGGTCGGTGGCTAGAATCTGAAGCTTGCTTAACTTCAAGAAATCCCCAATGACTTTTATAAAGTACGATTAGATCCGGTATTCCCTGAACATAGTTTGCATCATTCTTCATAACTATGCATCCGGGAAATATACTTTTAAGTTTTTTTATTAGTCGTTTCTGATACTCAGCTTCTTTCATAGCACCTCCAAAATAAGCTCTCTGAAAGGTTGACAAAAAGGATAGAAGGGGATAAAATTGTTATCTCCTCCTATCCTAAGGCGTGTTTTTTATGCGTTTGGGGTCTAACCTGCGGTTTTATAAATCAAAAATGTCATTTCGTGGAAAAATTTTGACTTTTTGAATTTTTGGGTCGTTTTTCTATATTTTTCAAATATGCTTTTTCATTAAAAATTTTCTTCTCATCCAGACATTTTCGTATCGCAGAATCAATTACAGACTTGGATTGAAATATGAAATATCGAAGGATTTTATACTTTGTATTCATTCGATCAATTCGTCCAGCGGCTTGCTCAAATTGTTTATACGAATATGGTAATGAATAGAATACAATCGTATCAGTTGTAGTACAATTCCATCCTTCTGACCCCGCCATGTATTGAACAAGATATATCCAAGACTTACTCCTAGGTAATGGGTCGTGGATTTGACCATTCCATTCTTTAATACGAATGTGATTTCGTTTAGCCCATTTTCTCAACATCTCCAATTCATATGTAAAATTATAGAACAATATGATTCTTGGGTGTTCCAAATATATTTGTTTAAGCTTTCGTAATCGTGACGAATTTGAGTTTACTACCTTTCTTTGTAGATAACAAAATTGACTAACATTCTCTATTGGACAATTATCAAACGGATTCCATCGGTCTTTGGTAACTTTACAATATAAGTCTTTGTCAAATATGACATGAACAATTTTATACTCTCGAACGGTTTTACGATCATAGTCCATCTTAACCAAAATGTGATCTCTATAATATTCTAATTTACTCGTATTAATATATCGATCGACTTTAGGGTATTTGGCGAATCGATCAAACACGACATGTTGTCTATAAAAATCAGTTCGATTTTTATAGAACCCATTTGCTATAAAGACAGAAATATAATCCAACCATTGATCGCCTGGCGTTGCTGATAGAATAATCCAGTTATTCTTTTTAGCAATCGTTAAAAATGAACACGCCCACTTTCCGCTACCGCATACTCGCTGTTCATCAAATATGAAAAACTTATTCTCTCTATCTCGGTATCGAGATATGTTGTTCCAGCTATCAATAGTCAATTTAATAGGACCCATTGATTCGCCGATCCTAAAATATGCGCAATCACCAAGCCATTCACCAGAATCTCGTTTCTTTGCTGTAGTAATAATATAAAGGTCGATTGGCTTTTTAGGCTCTGAATATGGTTTATACGAACCCTGACATACTCTTGTAAAGAAATATGCCAGGGCCGTAATAGACTTACCGGAACCAGTGACTCCATTAAGAATAGAGCCAGTCTTAATCTTGCCTAAAGCTTCGACCTGATATGGCCGAAGTTCCATTATGCCTCCGGTATAATTATTCCATACTCATCAATAATCGGATCTGGAACCATAGTGAAAGCTGCTGACTCAAGGCGCGCCGATATGCCTTGAAGCCCATTGAAATTGTACTTATATGGACGAATGTTTAGCTTTGCTTGCTGAATACGAATATGATCTAGTATATCAACTGTTTTCTCATTCAGAACATTTCTATCATCCGAATTATTTCCATTGATAAGTAGAATTGATGGGAGACGTTTTCCATACACAACCTTAACTTTCAAATATGAAACAAATGAACCATCAGTTTCACTTGGTGTACTATCTTTAATTTTCCATCCTTCTGCACGAAGGGGCTCAACTTTATCCTCATCAATTATAACGCCAAAATAACGAATCCCTCCATTTGAATTATACTTATCGGGATTTCCTGCAAAATTCCTAAAATAAAGTTTAGCATTCTCAATGTAAAGATTCTCAATCCACTTACTCATTATTTATTTCCTTTCTTAGAAACCATAACATCGCTAATATCATACCCAACCGAACAAAGCTCGTGGTCTTTCACAAATTTAGAACACCCCTCACAATCAATATCAGTTCTACCGCATGGAGTCATCCATGGAATTTCTTGCTGATTGTTCAGAGGTTGCTGTAGGTCAACAAATTGTTCAAACGAACCAAACTTCTCAATCGTAGACTTAGCATTATCAATAAGCTCTTTGTAATATTTGTGATCAACCACATTATCAAATGTATCTTTATTTACTTCCTCAAATTCCTTCCATCGATAATTCTTAGTATTTGATACAGAAGAATATTTGTCGGTTCCAATGACATGACGAAACATGACTCCTCCGTCCTTTGTTACTGGAATGAATCGCCCGACGCGCCCTACAAACTTATAATCCGGCTCACCTTCTTTGCCAATGCTAAGATAAATGGATGCTGGCGCCTTTACCTCCCGAGTCTCTCCATAGTCGTCCATCTCCAATTTCTCTTTCGAAAACAGACTCTTAAATACAACCGGATGTGCAAACTGAGCCCCAGTGGCAGTCCATTGATTTGGTTTCTGTGGTGAGTCACTCGTTTGATGACCTATGAAGACTGCGTTGTTAACAAGACAGATACGATCCCATTTGGCTTCAATATCAAATTTATAGCCATACTCCTTTGCTCGGTTTTGACAATATGTCTCGATATCAGAATCAGCATCAGGAATCTTTATAGAGTCTGTCTTGACATGAATGACAGTATATCCTTTCTCTTCAACCTCATCCGCTAGCATTGCCATAAATAAAGCCCCACGAAGCGCAACGATATTGTTAACATTTCTTGGATCTCTAAACGTATTAGGAAATCCAGCTGAAGTGAGCCCATATACAGAATTGACTGCTGTCTTTAAAGCTTTGGACAACGCATCCATATCAGACGGATTATCTAGATATGGTGCGAGTTCCCCATTCAGAACCTTCTTCGCTTCATCATACTTCTTGTGCTTAATGAGAGCTCGGGCATTTACAATATCCTCAAATCGATCTGTATACTCACCAAACATTCGCATGGCAATAATTGAATGGGGATGCATACTCTCAACGTCAAGCGTTAGAGTCTTTCCGTACATACCTGGCTTTGCACGAACATATCCTCCCCTTCCAACATCAATACCCTTATAAAGATTCTTACCATCCTTATACTCATACTCAGGCCATGCATTCTTATACTTAGATTCACTAACCTCCTCACCGTTTGATTCATACTGCTTTCCAGTCTTGAGGTCTGTGTATATCAATCCTGGATATTTATTACCTTGGAATATAACAGCTTCGGTCAAATGATTGGTAGTCGTATTGGGTGTCATCTTAGCCAATGCAGCTAACATCTCACGAGCTTTCCAGTCACCTTGATTTGCATCAAATACTGCTTCTGTGGCTATGACATCGTTATCACAATACTCAGCAACCTTATACCATTCATCCTCTGGAACTGGTTCATCCCATGAATATCCAAGTTCCTTATGATGGATACCAAGTTTTATCTCCCATTTCTTAAGGGACATCTTGTTTCCAGCAGACAGAAAATCATAAACATCTGTATATGAGATACCGTATGCTTCTCCAAAAGCATGACCTCGACCGTTATTATGAATGATAGCTTTACTCAATTCATAGAGCTGTTCGTTCGTATATCCAATATATCGTGCATACAAAAGGTGATTGTCATATCTAAGATTATTGAAGCCCACCAATTTGTAATCCAGAAGTTTTGAAATATCTTTAGCTGTTGGATTAATCATTCTCACTACATTTGACTCACCAGCATACTTCCAGTTCACTAAGAACAAATTTGGAAAAACCTCAATATCATAGAAGACCAATCGATCATCCGCATACCCATCGTTCACCTCCTTAGCAGGCTCATCAGACTTAAGTTTCATCTCTAAAACCTTTTGAAGACAATAGCTAGAGCGATTCGTACTACCATTGGCAAATGCTACCAACGCATTCGTCATGTCCGAAATATCATACTTTGTGCCGGCGTCATATGCTTCTTTCAGGACATGGTCAATAAAATCAATCGATGGTTTAGTAGCACCAAACTCCTTTCCCATAGCTCGTTTTATCAAATTCCTTAAGAGCTTCTCACTCTTAACCGCTTCATGATTTATCACTGCACTCTTCTCCTTAAGCGGTAACCCTGAACAAATATGACTAATCTTATGATTATTACAAAACGACAGCTTCCTTCTTAAACTCCCATTTCCTTTAAAAACTTTAACCTCCACTCCTTCTGAGAAAAGATAACTTAACTGACTTGGATCTCCGTCATAAATATAATGAAGGTGTATTCCATTACCGCTTTTACTTAACTCTGCATATGTCTCCGGCCATGATGACGCAGCATCAATATTTAATTCCCTATCTTTTTCTCCTTTCTCGTTCTTAATATCAAAGTCGATAACAATATGATTCTCAGGAACTTTGACATAATGGAGTTTCTTTGTATCCAAATCACTCAATACAGTCTTTACATCAACCCACTTTTTAATTGGGGTTCCGCTCTCAGAAGCATACTGTGCCGGCTGATCTTTTAATACGTCATCCAAGTCAGAGGTTTCAGACGTCATAGAAAGCCACTCAGAGGCCCTGAGATACCGTTTTTCGGCGTTAAAACTATCAACCCCTAGTCCTAGTAGCTTCTCCGTTTTTAGGCCCTTATAAAGGCATCTGAAGTTCTTTCCGTTGATTTTAATACGGTCGTAGTATTCTCTAAAATATGACTTGAGTGCTTTCTTAAACTGAAAGCGTTGTAAAGGATATCGAATATTTGCATCTTCGCAATATTGCTTATACGTATCCCATGCCTGTTTTAAAGTAATTCCATCACCATCAGCAAGGATGGCATTTACATCAATAACGAAATTAAAGAATATATCAGTAGATTCAATCATATTCTTTGGAATATAATTTCGATAATATTTCCTTCCTCGCTCTTGATAGATTTTCTTACATTTCGACATGATCGAACCGTACTCAAATTTAACTTGACTAAGTAACTCATCATATCTTGATGGTAGTATCAATCGACCCGATGGAACTACATCAAGCAAACGCCTGCAAATTCCCGAATTATCACTTGTAATCTTTACAGGCTCGTTAGTTCCTAAAACCATAAGCGTAAATATCTCTTTAGAATACCCCTTCTTGTATTTTTGATTAATAATAATAGGCTCGTGTGATACAATTGAATTCAATATAGTATTATCATCAATCCTACTTAAATCACAATCATGCTGAACGCCTAAAATGGGATTTGATTCGAATACACCGGTGGAGAATGCATCTTGAGGTTTTCCTAGTGCTTTTGCATTGATTGTGGTACAATATCCATTAAGCATCCATGACATGATATTAATAATTGTAGACTTACCACTTCCGGGAGGACCATAGAACACCATGAACTTATCGATCAAATATGATTCTTTGGCCGCAATTGATCCAATAAACCATTCTATCTTTTCTTGCTCTGACGTGTCATAAAGTGTTTCGATTATCTCATCCCATGCTTTATGACTATTTCTACCTGATAGTGCATATGGCAATCGTTTGGTCTTATAGTCCTCGCGCTTTGTTGGCTCGTTAGCGTATGTAATGGTTTTATCAATACTGACAGATTCTTGAGTTGAGATATTCTTACGATATGAAATATAATTTGACCAAAGACCTGTTTGATTTGATTGCATGGTCATAACGACAACATTTGGATCATCTTTATATTTCGATTGGTCCTTATATTCAAATGTCATACGATCAACTCTACCAGCCACTGACATTTCATTCGTATCCCACAACCCAGTATCTTCATCATAAACAGCAACAAAGTCACCGTTACGTACGATTAAGTCTTTAGATTTAACAACTTTAAAATCAGGATATATAACTATCTTATCCTTTTTAGTCGTAACCTTTATATCGATAAAATCAAGTGACATGATACATCATAACTCCTTTCTAAAAATATGGCCCGCGTCAAAATGTCAAAAAAATTGCGTATATACTTTTATATATATTTTTTTATTATTATTTATTTATTTATTTATTTATAGAGAAAAAAGTGACGCTTTGACGCTTTATACCTACAAAACCCCAGGAATAGCCATAGAAACGATCAAAAACAAAAATGACGACGACCTCCTACCATATCTAAGTATTTTCTAACAAAACCCCAGGTATAGGCATATAAATCATCGATGTGTCAAAAATCAGGGTTTTCATTACTTTTTGACACATTTGACCGGATTTTAATTGCCGATTTTTATTTTTTTAAGATTTCTTTCAAAAAGCTATATGTTAATATAAAAAAGTGTAGTGGGAAGAAATGCCCTAATTTCTTAACAAAACCCCAGGAATAGCCATAGAAACTTTTTTAAAAGAGTGACTAAGATGAAATCCGGCAAAACTTTTCATGCCTATTCCTGGGCAAACATGAAAATGAGGTCATTTTTACCCCCATTTTTACCCTTATTTTCAGCTTTCTTTCAGCTAGCAGCGTCAAAACGTTCCATGCCAAATTCAACATTTCATCACTAAACATAATTAAAATTCGATACCAAATATCCCATCATTTTTTGCCAAATCTCCCCATCCTTATTTCCCTTTTTCACCCCCGGAAACAAAGAATCACCCTTAAACAATTCCGGATTCTTCAAGTCTTCCATACTATAATCTCGGTTGTAATACAGACCGTTATTCTTCAACATCTCAAGCACCCAATATCGTGGACTTGCATCCTTAACGAACCCCTCAGTCATATCACTGACATCAAATGCAAGCCGAATAAGCATCTCTAGAACCGTACAATCCATATCTGACGGAATAGAACTGACTATAACATTCTTCTGGATATCAATGTAATACTCCCTCAGCACAAGGCCATTCTTAGCCCTATTAATATCCATAGGGTTAACAGGAACAAACTCCACCCGAAACAGATCATTCAACATATACTGAATACGCACGGGAATATCCGAGTCATCAAGACCAGCATAGTTCATAAGCCAACGCAAATACGGGATACGCTCTGTCCAAACACGCTTTGCCATAACTCTAATCCTCCAAATCCTTCAAATAGGTATCATACCCACCATTAATACACCGAATCACAATCTTTACAGCATGCTTCGGGTCCCGTACATACAGCCAATTAGCCCCTTTATGCTCCTCAATGTCTTCCGGCATGAAATCCTTCCAATTATCAATCAACTCCATCTCGTCAGACATGCACACAGTGTCGTCCTTAGTGTACCAATTCCATTCCCGAATCTCATATCCAGGCTCGTTCTGCCAGAATGTCCTACGACCTATGTATGACGGCGGTTCGTTCGGGTCAATATCAACCTCTACAGGCTCAAGAAAGAGGGGCTCCTCCCCATCCTCACTCTCAACATCACTCAACTCACCAAGAGCTTGGTCAGGCTCGTCCATAAGGGGATTCTCACTACTGTCCTTAACGATATCAATGCTATCGACTGCCTTCTTTTGGGCAATCATGAGAGCTATATCCTCGTCTGACGGAGCACCAAACGGATCCTCATCCAATATCTCATGTCCCTCTACAATCTCCTCAGGACTTACATCAATATCATCTGAGCCATCATCCTCATCTGAGTCAACGGGGTGAAGAGCGGGCATATTACTCAACAGATACTTCTTGCTATAGCGGTAATATCCATCATCTGAGACTTTCGGGACTGGCAAGGATATGATGCTAGAGTCCTCATCCGTGTCCTTACAGGCTTCCAGAGACTCCTCGGACTCCTCTTTCTTCCAACTACATTTTTCCGACTTACTCATGAACTCTTCGTATGTATAGTAACCCTTTCCGTCAGTGTCGTCAAGGATTTCTTTCTGCTTCTTAGCCTTGTGCTTCATGATAGCATACGTCACACCAGATCCAACACATGCACCAACAACCCCAGCTACCAGGCATTTTACCAAATCTGACTTTGCAAATATCAAAACTAACTCCTTAAGAAAACGGAAGGCAAGGGGTAAATTACCCGATGCCTTAGTTTGTCTAAATATAAATTACGAACTCAAATCCCTAAGCTGAAAGAGAGCTTAAGGTCTTACGAGTCTTGCTTTACTAGAGGGTTTACAGGATTTTCCCACTACAAATATCTATGCAAGCTCAGGGTCAGTCGAGTCAACAACAGCGGGATCAGACTCAGACCCGCCACGGACGACGTCATCGATCTTGTTATAGATCGGGCCATCGACATTGAACTCAAGCGGGATAATGGGGCTGTGCTCCTGCCCCTTCTCATAGAGCGCACGGATTGCGGGAGGGATAATCTGAACATATCCATCGCCATCAGTACGAGTCTGATTACCGTCAAGAGTCCAACCAATAATCTGACCGACATTGGTCTGACGCATATCAAGCTGCTTGAGGGCATCGTTAAGAGTCAGGAATCCCTGATACTTAAGCTTGGCGTTGAGGGCCTGCTCGCAGCACATAAGGAATATCATGTTGGCTGCAAAGGTCCTACCGTAGTTGGAGTTACGGCAATCAAGGACACGCCTATACATCTGCGTATCCCAACCCGTCTCCTCCATAATTACCTTATCCTGCTCGACCTTCTCATCCGTAGAGCCATCGCTAAGCTCCGGAACGTCCGAATATAGACGAGCCTCCTCATCCTCTCCAAGCTTGTTCTGAACGCGCTTACGGTATGCATCATAGGCAGCCTCAAGTCCTGTGTAAGCAAGACTCAGGGCAGCATTACGCTTGGCCATGACACTATGAGCACCAAATATCAAGCCCATACCAGCGGTGGCAAGACCGATGGCGGGGGCATAGAGCTGAACGAACTTAGCACCAGTCAGAATATAATTGGTGATACGCTCCTTTATGATCATGCCCTTAGAGACTTTATGCTCAAATGAGTCGAGAAGCTTCTTACCCTCCTCATCGTTCATAGTCTCCTCCACCATCTCTTGCTTACCCATACGATAGCGATGGTCCTCAGCGACAGCGTCGAATCCCTTATATGTGGCATACCCAGCGTATACGGCACTTCCAAGCATACATCCAGTGCCTATTGTTGTGGCAATCGTAGGACCGTTTTTCTTCAGGAAGAACCTAGAAGCTCCATAGACACCTTGCGCAACCTTCTTAATTGCTGAAATACTCATGTCAAATATCCTTTCAATAGAATAAATTAGTAAAGAACGCTTAAATACTTCTTATCAAGCTCAATCTTATCGAGATCGTTATAATGGTAATCCTGCTTAAACCGCCAAGCTAGATTACTCAAAGCTTTTTGTGGCGTGAAGGCCATCGTCTCACCTTTGTAATTATGATCTACAATCTTATCGTACAACCTTACAGGTCCAGCATAAGAGTAACGCTTCTTTTCATTCATACCAAATATCCTCCTTAATCGAGAGCAACTGTCGGTGGAAGCTCTAGAATCCATTTACCTTGACTCGGCTTGACTCTAACATTCACCAACTCATACCAACCATAATCATACTGAGTGATAGTCGTTGTGATGCCGCAAATATCATAGAACTTTGCTACACTGATTCGACCATACTCCTCAATAATATCATTTGCATTTACCAGACAATCCTCCAGCTCCTGCCGCGAGTCAAACAGGATATTATCAATCCGTCTGGGGTTTCCCTCGGGTCGTCCGGCCGGCCTAACTCGAATCTGATTGGATGGCTCATACAGACGAGGATGAGAATATTTAGTTTGATTTCGATATGCAGTGTATCGACTCAGAGGATCAGTGCGTCCTGGAGTCTCGCCAAATAGACAAGTCTTGACGATACCAGTTAGACTGTCTGCAATACCGGATATCAAGGTCATAGCAATCGAGTCGATTGAGGTTTTCAGATTTGGCAGAATCACCTCATCAAATACATAGTCTCGTATCAATGAATCCTTATGAGGAATCACCTTAGCAGACACGACTTGTGGTTTGGAAATATCTTTCTGTGCTACTGCCTCTCTCTTTGCTCGGTTCGAGTTATTGGGAATATCTTTGTCTGAGATTTCAGATAGCTTTACCTCTGCCATACCACTCCCATCTCTTACAGAAACCTATCTGAGTCATAGTAATATGTCCACTTTGGCTTTGGCCCCATGACAAGAATGATATAAGGATCTCCATCATCATTAATGTCACTTTCGAAGTTGAATTCGATTCGAGACGAAATATCATCTATCTCAAACTTATAACCTAAATCATCTCCAAGAGCAATGGGCTTAAGGCCAATTGCATCGTAAATTTGGTTAATAGGCACCCAATCATGCTTCATGAGGTCTGCGTTCATATCAGCTTCAATACGCTTAAGGTGCTCAATCGAAGACTTGAAGTACCGACCTGAGTATGCATCATATATTAATGCCTTCTCATGTCCTGTTGGTTCTCCACTCTCGACTAGGTTTGGAATATCCTCCTCGTTTGGCAGCTTAGCAATGGCCTTCTTAGAACTGTTTAGAAATATCTCTGAGCTTTTCTTCTCACCCAGAGTCTCTTTCACAGAATCTTGAAGACGATTGAGTGCGTTATCTGCTGCAACGTACGAAGCTGCCACTGCCATGTGCCGTATGGACATAGTTCGATGCAAGCCCAATATGGATGCAACTGTCGCAACACCACTAACGGCAGCGGGAATATAATACTTAACACATGGAGCAGCTAGACGCATCTTACGCTGGAATTTCTCCTTCTTTGTCTTGGCTTTCTCTTCGTCATCATACTTAGCGAGCTGATTATACACGTAGGACGCCTTGATTGCCCCCTTTCCGGCCAGATATCCAGTTACTCCTACTCCAACACACCCTAAGCTTGTTAGAATCTCAGGAGAGCGCTTAGAAGCCCATTTAAGTATTGTTTGAATGTTCATATTACCTCCTTAAACCCATAGATGCATCATAGATGAGAATATAAACAAGATTAGATAGACGAACCCAAAAATCATACTTACTACAAGCAAGACAATGAGTAGTACTAGCATGTAGTTTACAAGCTTACCAACAATATCCCCTAGAGTCTTCTTAGAGTTCTCATCTTTCTTGTCTTTCAGTTCCTCGATATCCATATTATCTCCTTAGTTTGTATTGGTTAATTAACTTTTGAATCTCTGGCAGCCTAAGCATCCTCGACACGTCTGTCTTGAGCATGGGCTTGGTCCAATCTGGGTATCGGCAAGCCCCACAAAACTTCTTCTCTGAGATATCATAATACAAGACTAGACTGTCGAGTTCGTCATCGGCACCTTCGTTTCGTAGAAAGACAACGCATAGCTCCCTTCCGCCATTGATCGTTTGTATAGTTTCGAGGTGGAAGTGTCCAATTCGTACCATTCAGACTCCTTACAAAGAATGACTCGTTCAAACATCAACCAGCGTTCATCATCAGTTACTGGGATTGGCTCATTGGTAAAATACCAATTGGGTACACCGTTAACTTCCCAACGGTCCTCTATTAAATCATGGTAGATATGGATGGACCGATATTTGACAGTAGCGTTTCCATAAAACATATACAAATCACAGTCATTTCCGGTCTTATCCTCTGTTCCGGAATATCTAGCATAGAATGAATAGTCATACGGATTGAATGAAGCCATCAGTTCTCCAATCGATGACTAATGTAATGCTCTACCAATCCATCTACTAACGGATGTGGAATATCAATAATAGGAACCAACTGAACTCCCCAACCAACTGCTGCGACAACCTCTTTTTTCGCACGGTCATATGTAATATCAATGGTTGATGGATAAGGGTATCTCATAGCCAGGATTGCCTCAAAACGATACTTAGTCAGATCGCCGTAACTATTCTTTTCAGCAAGAGTATAATCAGTCGGTCGCAACATCATAATGTCCTTCCTGAATATAATGGATGATTCCCCAGATATGTTTACGCATCTCATCAATGCTTATGAATTTAGAAGCAAGCTTTCCATGATAAGAGATTGCAAAACGGTCTGGGGAAAAGATGATAATACCTATATAGCTTGAACGGTCATGCTTGTCTGGATATAATTGATAATGATAATACCCCTCCTCTTTAATAATCTCCACTAGCATGTTGTGAATATCTTTCAATGGTCTTGGAGTATCCCAGTCCGAATCCTCAAGACTACCAAGGAGGGTGACGGACTTATCAGACAAGTAGAGTTTATTAAATAATATCATGAATTGCTCACCTCAGACATTCGTTTAAGAGTCTCCCTAATGGCATAACGCAAATCACTTGAACATATCTGTGGAAATGAAGTAATCCAAGCAGACTCAATCTCAATTATAAATGTGTTGAAGTGTATTTGAACAGTAACACTTTTAACAGCATGCCCTCGACGCTTAGGATAGTATACAATTGTTCCACAAGTTTGAGATAGTTCCTCCGTGACTTCATATTCCATTGTAGCAAAGTTTTTAGTATTATTTGCATTCTTTAAATCGTCTTCATCAATTACTCCGGCTATCGTAATGGTAAAGTTATCAGCATGTGGACAAATATAATCAATTTTCATTCCATACTCTCTCTCTTAAATAATTGAGTTATTTGCTTTATGTTTGCGTTAAACATCTTCTTAATAGTTGCTTTGATCGCACACTGCAACTCACTATCGGGTATTTGTAGAAAATCATCAATAATAGCAATCTCATAACAAATTGTGAAATGGTTCAACTTAATTAGATCGATTTGGACGGTGATATTTTTAACTATACTACCATGTTTTGGATAATATCTAACCACTCCATATGACTGGGATAATTCGCCTATATTTTCAGATCTTAAAGCCTCAAATTTATTGCTTTCTAGACCATAATCCCAGTCGTCCTTCGTGAGATGTCCAATTACCGTTATTGTATGGTTACCCATATGTGGTACAATATAGTCAATTTTCATCTAGCCTCCTTTGTTAAAAAGAAGAAGGCCTGTTAAATATCAACGGACCTTCTGGCGAACCGACTCTAGTTGCTAGACCCTCTTAATCCAACTAATAGCTCGCGGCAAGACATGCCGGTTCTCGAATACGACCAAGAACGCAAAACTTAGTGCGGTTGCAACAACAGACGGAATAGTACCATCGTCTTTGCGAATGTCAACACGCTTCTCAATACAATTGAGATTCTTGCTGGCCTCCGCAAGGTCCTTGATATTATTCACAACTCGTTGAACCTTACTTTCGTCCTGTTCTTTTCTTATCTCTTCAATAAGCCGGATGATCTCGTCATCCACTTGCACCTTAGCTGGATTATCTTCCAACTCCTTCAAACGATCTCCAATCGGATCCTTTTTCATAAGAAACATAACCTTCTCCTTTCTGAGAGTTCCCGATGAACCCTCCTATTAAGAAACTGGTTTTTCTTGCGAATCGCTTGCTTCAAGCATTTTCTTAATGGTCGCTTTAATGGCATCACGCATTTCATAGGATGGTATTTGCATAAAGTCATCAACGAAAGTAAATTTGTAACGGATCACGAAACTATTAGAGTTAATTTGAACGGAAATACTTTTAACTAAATTACCACGTTTTAGATGATATCTAACAATCCCAAATGTACGGGATAACTCAGATATATTTTCAGATTTTAGAGTCTCAAATTCATTACATGTCGGGGTGTAATCCCAGTCACCTCGTTCAAGACGTCCGATTATCGTGATTATGTGATCATCCATATGTGGAACAATACAATCAATTTTCATTTAGGCTCTCCTTAGTCTATTTTGGATTTGTTGAGGGATAGTGAGAAATATCTAATCTCATAAAACCGAAGAACATCTCGTCACAAATATCTATGATTGCACTATCATCATGATACATCTCATGTCCTTGGTCATTCCTAATGACGACCTTAAGAGGAACTCTATCATAAAATGCCTTATCGAGAAAACGATCGTCCCTCTGTTGAAATTCAGTAAGAAGTTGTGTGGATACTCGACGGATAAGAGGCTCGTTTCCATCCATAATGGCTACTCGTACAGTTGTGCTATCCGCAGTCATGGTATACTGTATGTCATATACCTTAAAGATCTTAATATCAGTCGGTCGAGTGTAAATATCTAGCCAAAGCCTGCCCATAAACTCACTTCCTTTTCTTCTCTAGTTCTATAAAGCGGTTTATAGTCTCCCGTACAAACAATTCTATAGAATCAAGACTTATATAGGTCATGTCCTGACAGATCACATAGAACGAATTAAACGGCTTAGAAATACTAACGACAATCGGGCTTCCAATTTCGCGTTTAAATCTGACGAGAAAATCCATGGATTCATAATGTAAAGTCTTATCTAGATTTGCAATAAAACTCGAATCATGATAACTCCAATCAGAACTGTCCAGCTTTCCAAATATAACAGTCTCATTGGGCGCAATGTCTTGAACAATCGCTTTAAATATCATGTTGGCCTCTATTTCGTAAGACGGCTTATAGTTTCCCACACAAACAGCTTTGTATTATCCAAAACTATGTCAGATTTTTTAAGATGATAGATAGCTGCAAACGAATTAGACCACTTAAATATAATGACTCGTACAGACCAGCCAGACTTCGACTTATAGTTAATGTCAAAGTCTTTGAAATCGAACTTTACCTCTGACTCCATGTCCTTAACGTGCTTTGTATCATGATGCTCACCCCAATCTGATTCCTCCAAAGTACCGTGAATGATTGTGTTGTCCCCTGCGTTCGTGCTAACAGTTTTAAATATCATGCCAGTCCTTTCATAAAAGAAAAAGAGAGTGCAGGCTTCGAACCTGCGTCTTCTACCGCCAAAACGGTAGCTATCCTACCATTGAACGATTATAGTTGGCTAACTAAGGCTCGTCTAGAACTCATGCCTAGCTCAAGTATCTTAGCCTCCAACGGTTTATACTCCCTCTCCTATATTAGGCAGTGTTTTCCTTGCGGAGCGTAAAGGAAAAGATAGTTCCATTGTCAAAATTGTCCATCGAATTGTTCAACTCCATACGATATGTGCGTCCACCGCCATCTTCCTTATAGAATATAAATCCCATAGGCACTACAGATTCAGATGTTCCTGTATTAGGACTTGTCACCATTTTAGGAACCCAATTTCTATCCTTAGAGAATTGTCGTCCCTTATTCTCCAAAGCAATTGTTATGAGATAAAGAACCGCTAAAACGATAAAGACTGCAACTGCATCAGACATGATAGTTCCCTTCTAAAATATAATACTAAAACAGAAGCCACCAGAGTGCTCGGAGGGCAAACCAAATAATTATAAGAGCTGCTATAAGCGGCCAAAATAGTGCGATCAACCCCAAGGCAATACAGAAAATTCCGATAGCTGCCGCGATAATACCAAATAGAAGTTCAAGCATGATACTCACGCTCCAATCGAGCTATTTCAAAGTCTAAATATTGTCGAGCTTTCTTTAAGTCTATAAGAATATCATCCTTTCTTCCTGCTCGCGAAATATACTTAATCACATTTCCAAGATTGAAGTTCAAATCCCAATCCTCGATTACTAGATGAGGTTCATATTGTCTTCCTGCTATGTAATGCTCGGGTGCTGCTATAATCTCATCTTCGGGATACTCTGGAATTGGTTGGTCAGTAAAATCAATCATAATATTTACTCCTCAAGCAAGAGACAAAGTATAGACTGGCGCATGCTCAACGACTTGGCCACCATAACTAACAATACAGAAGAACCTGATTTCTGCTCGTCCGGAAGGAACCATGATGAAACTAAGTCCTTCAAATTCCTCGGTAGCTTTGTTGAGAATATCTTTAAGCATCGAACGTTTTATTACAGATTCAGACAAAGAGATATTATTTTCTCTATCCACATAAAACCACTCATCATACCAATCTGCGCCCATACGGATGTAACAGTTTTGAATATCATTACGTACTTGATTAATATAGTCAGACACTGTATTATTGGAAAGACTCATAACCAATCCTTTCTTAGTATTTATATCTGTTTAGAATCTTGACGATTTTGTATACACCTTCAATAAGGATCAAAGTTAGAACGATCTGAACAGTGGCTAAAAATATCTGCATAACTAATCCTTTTTATAGAAAAATAAAAGAGGGCGTTTTAACCGATGCTTAAATTTTTAGTATTTAAATCTCTCTAAAATCTTGATAATTTGATATATACCTCCAATCAAAATTATGATGATTTGGATAACAGCTAAAAATATCTGCATAAACAGTCCTTTCCGCCCTCTATAAATGACTGTTTATTTCTTACGGATGCAATATAATATTTGCCATATGGTATTCCTTACCTGTATCATGCATGCAGAATGATAGTTTGAGTGTGTTGCTCGGTTCCTTTGGGTTGTCGTCCAGAACATCAAGTATCCAATGCGCTTGTCGTAAAATACCATTATCCTGATTAACCACAGATCGAATCTTTGGATAACAAATATCCCACTTATGGTCATTCTCTGCAACTATGTCATTAATGTTTTGAAGAAATAACAATACATAAATAGTGTAAGCCTGTCGAGATTTTGCATAAGATGTTTTATAAGACATATCATTATCCTTTCTAAAAAAAAAAAGAAAAAGTGGATGATTGCATTCATCCTCTTGAGTATCGCCAGTCGCGGGGTTACGCAAAATCAGTTGCGCCCTCATCACCGTTTCGACTGGGCTCATGAATCTGATTATTCACAAACCCTCCATCGTACGTAGCATCAAGCTTTTCCTTCTATTATAGTGTGTGCTTTTTATGCGAATTTGTTCGTTTCTCTTAGAGCTTAAAGACTTATTTGTTCTGATTAACGTAAAGAAATTTCGCTATATCATATACCACCCTTGAAATATCGTCATGGAATGTCAACGATAGTATATGATCTTGTTTTGTGGCATCGTCATCAAGAACTTTAAGTGTCCAATGAGATCCAAGCAATATGGTGTTTTGATACATTATGAGAATTTGAGCTTTCTTGTAACAATCGCCCCACTCTAAAGCATCTTCGTTGACTATCTTTTCAAGGATTGAAACAACTAATTTGATATAAGGAATATATTCCTTATCAACGTCCTCAATTCCAGGCATGGCACCATTCTTTCTAAAAGAAAAAGAGAAGGCCCTGAATATAATTCAGAACCTCCTCCTAGAATTTAAAACCCATTTACGGTAGACGAATGTCCTTACCTCTATTGATCAGTCCACGAACACCTCCAATCACGCCACGGAAGAATATTCCTACTACATACCCAATAGAATATATGGGCATTAATACAAATACAAATCCGATAGCGGCCAATATTCCGAACAAAATCAACGCTTCAAACATTCTTTCTCCTTTCTTTGAGTTTTACCTCCTATTAAGGACTGTGATTTTTTAGCGGATTTTATATCTCGCTTAATCAGAGATGCATGTATTACCAAATATCTCTTAGCCAAACGTTCCTTGTCGTTCTCTTTAATCTCATTAGTCATATTAATCTCCTTAATTTGAATTATTGGTGCCGAGGTCGGAAATACCAGTCCTCTGGGTCGAGAAGAACACAGGAAAACGGTTTACTTTTATTCTTACCTTTCTTTTTGTAATTTATAAAGAATGTTAATCCACAGCCGCTCTCCATAAAAGTTATATAATATTTCTTTGATTCTGAATTCTTTGGACCGAATATATTAGTTAAACTAGTTACATTACCGATATAAGAAGGGAACATCCAGCGAATCTTAGATTCAATATAATTCTTTCTCCACGTAGTATAACCTATATGAAAGGTTTCTTGGATAAGATTACTTACATTCTCAGCAGCCGCTTGGTATTTCTTAGGAATTGAACTAATATATGTTACAAAGCGCATAATGAAGTCCCTTCTAAATTATTTTTTATTAACATACGACCTGTGGAAAATAACGATTGGTATCCCTATTATAATGCCACAAAACCAATTTAATATGATACATCCGACACGCATTAATGACAGCTACCAATGCTACTGTAAGCCCTGTTACATAAAGATTCATACTTCTTTCTTCATCTGGGTTATTGAAGAGTTGCTTTACGTGATCTATAGCAATCTCGTTAATTCCTATAACATCCGTAGGATCAATTGGATCATTGAATATATAAAGACCGTTTACTTCTGGAATTTCATGACGACCTTTGATTAGACCAATATTCATAAATATCCCCTTTCTAAAAGAAAAAGAGAAGGCCCTGAATATAATTCAGAACCTCCTCCTGGTGACTAGACTAATGAATTAATCTAAATTTGTAAACTCCAAATAATCATTTAGATTCTTGCGAACGATAGAAACGCTCCTTATCACTCCCCATATCGTGAATAGACAAGTAAATACTAGCCCAGCATATCCGAGATCAAATGTCTCAGGAATGTGTGATAATAGATACATGCCTCCTGACACAATAAGTACAAGATAGATAGCATACATCGTTCCCGCACCAAACAAGTATTCAACCGTTTTCATTTCTTAGACTCCTTTCTAAGTCTAGTCCTATACTAAGGTGACTTTTTTATGCGAAAATTCATAAAAGCCTTATACTTATTAGGGGTCCTTAATTCTAACGCCTTAAATAGCCTTACAATAAGCCGTTTACCTGGGGTTTTGTCGATAGGCTGCTTGTATGTTTTTAATCAATTTAGGAGGATTATCTGGGTCATAACTAACATATTTAACTCGATTTATCCAACTAAACTTACTGAAGTCTATAGCAGTTATTAACTTCGGATCAGTTACGACATATATAATCAATCCCGTTGAATGAAAAGAAGGATGACACTGTACTGTGTCAGCAATATTATCCAAAAGTATATCTGTAAAATCTCTTCTAGTCAAGATTTTATTAATGAGTATTGTTCGAGAAGCGCCGACAATATTTTTATGTAAAATTCTCCTAGCCTCTTTCTCAGACAATGGTGTATAAACAGTAATCATAAATATCTTCCTTTCAAAAAAAAGCAAAGGAGTGAACATTTTTGTCACTCCTAAGCTTTAGTAGTAAATTTTAGAAATTAGAATACAATTCGAGCATCCGGGTTGAATGGAAGTTCGTTTGTAAACAAAGTGCTCATTGCTTCGATCTCAGCAAGTTTATCAACCGTTTGCGGCTTAATACGCGCATCCGGATTAAACTCAGCAGCGATCCTGCAATTACGCTCAGTTTCCTTACGAATCTCCTCGTTCCTCCTACGAATCTCCGTGAACATAATAAACTCCTTTCTAAGTTTTCCTTCTATTATACAATGTGCTTTTATTGCGATTCTGAATATCAAACTGCATACTCAAACCAAGGAAGCCGCGTTACAAACTCTTCCCTAATCTTGCTCATAAGCTCAATCATTTGAGGATGACTAGCTGCGTCACACCTAAGCTTAAATACAGATATCCATTCTCTTAGATTAGCCGTCATGACTAGAGTGGTTGCTGTATCAAGTGGTAAAATTCCTCGGGCCTGTTCTGCTGGAATTCCAGATCTAATCATATACCGATATAGAGATTGAGTCTCATCGAGATACTCCGTATATCTTTTGATTGCATATTCATTTCCTTCCAATGAAAAATCCAACCAGCCGGGTCTTATGACTGTAAGGTCATCGTACTGACAATACCTAGTACTTTCTTGAGTGAATGCACAATGTCTGTGTCGGACAAGCTCGTTTGCGATTGCTCGATTTGTAGTTATCTTGACTCGGGCCGAACAATGCTCAAAAGGCGATAAATGACCCCACATAATTAGCTTCTTAATGAACTCTACATTCTCAGCATTCGAATATCCATTCTGGCTCATATGGGATACCCGAGCTGAATTTGCTATAATGTTTGTGGCAAGCCAAGGAAAATCAAGAATTTTATACGATTGGTTAATGAGCTTCATAAGGCCTCCTCAACGTTCCATTAGCATATTCCTCTGCAAAGTCTTGTTCAAGTAAATCATAATCTATATGAACTTCGAAGTTATAATTATCATCACGTGAGACTCCGATACTAATAGGAGGTACTCCGTCATATGGGGAAGGAAAAGTAGTTGGCATCTTCAAGACAGTTTCTACAAACACTTCATTCAAAATATAAGGCAATTCTCGGTCACTTATTTTACGAGCCAGACGTTCCTTTAGAAGAGCCATAAAGATATCTTCAAACATCTTACAATAAATCTTGATGTGATGGTTAATAAGTCTAAGCGTCCTCATATCCTTATTGCGCCTTGAATACTTATAAGAAATATATTTCGTAAAGTTCATTGATTAACCTCCACATCAAGAAAGTCTACATAGCCATCTAGATCAATAAGAGCATTTGCAATACCGAATAGAATGAGAATCTGGTTTTCATCACGATGTACACAACAATCTTTAAATCTAGGATCATTCAAAACCTTTCGATACCAAGCATCAATCTCCTTGTCACAATTCTTGTAAAGGACCTTCTTAATATCTTGTTTAGAAGCTCCCTTCTCGCATTCCAAGAAAGTATCTCTTAGGACGTTGTATGCAAGTTTTTCATCTGCTAACTCACGCATAGATTTAGTCATAAATTTTTGACGGAACATTTGCTCTAACCCGAATGTGTATCCTTTATCGATAAAATAACCTTCTGGAATATAACTCATGCTCAATCCTTTCTAAAGAAAAAAATAAAAAAGAGAGGGAATATTAACCCGTCATTCCTCTCCACGCTCCAAACTAAGAGCATCAGTTACCAACACAAGTGCATTGTTGGCGATGATGCGTGCGTAACGCTTCCTTTCTGCCTCTGTCGAGGCCTGGACACAATGGTCCAAAGCCTTGTTCAGAAGCCATAGATAGTGTTGCATACACCACAGCGTACTGCCATACTCAGCTTCCTGTGCCATAAAATCACCTCCTTTCATTTAGAACGTAGGGAAAAACAATAGGTTAATTCCCTCTCATTAAGATACGTGACAAATTTGCGAAAAAGGCACCTCTGTGGAAATTCCACAGAGGCTTGATACCTTTCTTTTAGAGCTATTTAGTCTCGGTCTTCACTACTCCAATCAGTCCAGAACATACAATCATTATAAGCTTTAAATCCGAACAATAGAATATACCCAAACTTAGCACTCGGGAGGACAACCACAAACAGATTATCCAGATAAGGGTTGATGTAATCAAACACCCACTTATTCAGCTTCTTAGCCAGGAAAGTATGCCAATCATACCTCGCATCTTCTTGCAAGATATAATCGAACTTCTTTTCCCAGTTATAGATATGCTGGTGATAAGCGTTATTGATCCTATCAACGATCATCATAGCAATCGCTTCGATTGCCTCCTTTTGCTTACTTACGTAATCCTCATTGCCGTTATAAATAAACTTCATAACTAACACATCCTTTCTGTTAGAAGCAGACCTTTTCTGCTCTATAATACCATGACTTTTTTATGCGAAAAAGCAAAGGAGTGAACATTTTTGTCACTCCAGTGCCTTGACTAGGTAATATTAAAACAATCCAAAGTCCCACCTATAAATATCATGATCTCGCTTGATAACGCTACCATCTTTCAGATAGATAGTATAGCGATGCCCATCTTCGTTATCCAGGCTGTAATCGGTATGGTCAACTTTCTTCATAAAGTTACTATACCTCAGTTCACTCTGAATAACATCGATCGACTCCACTATCTTCAACACCATAAAGACAGCAGCAATACCCCTAAAAACCTTCATGATGAAACTCCCTTCATTTGGTTAATATTACCTTCTATTAAGGAAGATGATAAATTTGCGAAAAAAAAAGAAGCCCTGAATATAATTCAGAACTTCTTCTTGGAACTAGTTATAAAGCATTAGTCCAATAGATCTGTTTTATAATTAATAAAATCGATTACAAGTATACTGCTACTACTAATACCCATTGACGTTAACAACAACAGAAATACTAACCCATAATACCCAAGATCAAATGTTTCGGGCATATGGGTAGCAACCCATATGAATAACACAGTCACTGGGGTTAGCAATACCGCATAAACAATACCCAATATCGACAAAACTATAAACTTTTTCATCTTAGACTCCTTTCTAAGTCTAGTCCTATACTAAGGTGACTTTTTTATGCGAAAAACCAAGAGGATGTTTAAAAATATAGCTAACACCCTCTCGGTTAGAACTAGAAATCGCTCATAGGATTATGATAACGATTCGGGTCTTTCCTGGCCAGCCAATCAATCAACTCGCACCACGTATTAATGGTAACGAGCCCAATGATTGGAACCAGTACGAAAACCACTAAAATCTTCTCCATTTCTTCCTCCTTTAACGGATTCCTTTCTTCTATTAAGGAGTGTATTATTTTCGCGAAAAATTCTTAAAAAATGAGCTTCTGAGATGCGTTTTAAGACCTTAAAAATATCAACCTCTAATAAGTATTAAGGGCCAAAATTCTAATGCCTTAAATGGCCTTACAATAAGCCGTTTACCTGGAGTTTTGCAAAAATATAAATCGGGGTTTAATATGCTATTTAGACAAGAACAAACTCGACTTCGTTTTTATGATCCAAATCAACATCCGTATAGTCAACTAGGAACGGATTACCCTCGACAATGCTCATGGTACAGTGCCCAACAGAATATACCCTTGGAAATCCAGGGATCTCATTGGCAGTCTTAACTCCATTCTTCAGATAGGTCGAGATTGCCTCATTTCGATCTAAACCAGATTTCTTGACATAATTTGCTAGGGACAGTCGAGCAAGGTCAAGGTAGTCCCTATACCAACCGCCAACATCCACAATGTCTTTATTCGAAACAACTTTAATCATTGTCATTCCTTTCTAATAAACCTTAAACCCCGATTTATTCTATTAAGACCTGAGTTTTTTATGCGAAAAAGCAAAGGAGTGAATCTTTTTGTCACTCCTCGCTTTTGGTAATTAGAAATAGAAATCTTGATACTTCACGAAATCTCTCCGATTCATACTGTAATCACCCGCCATGTGATACCTATAGTAGTATCCCGGAACCTTTGGGTTTTCAATATACTCAATGCTCTCAACGCGTGAGTTAAACTCCGCGAAGCGGGCACGAGCTTGAATCTCGTTGATCCCAGACACTGCTATAACGATCGCAATGACGATAATAACAATAGTCTTCAAGGTCTTCATGATAATCCCCTTTCTAAGGATTCTATATTACCTTCTATTATAGAAGGTTTAATTCTTGCGAACTCCTCTGGAGAAGAGAAAAAGAATAAACTGGGGTAAAATTACTATTAAAACTTAATGAACTCAACTTTGTATCCATTAGAAATATCACTAAAATCAAACACCATATCATCTGAAACAAGGAACGGTCCAACCCGCTTGAACCCGTTAAGATGCCCCCGATTAATCGCTGAATCTATTTGGTCAAATATAGATTCACCGGTTGTCTCAGCGAGCTCAAACATAAGTTCAAATATAGACATGAAACCAATCCCAAATTCATTCTTCATAGAATCTGAATTTCCATGTGAATAGATCTTAATCATTTTAGTCTCCTTAATAAGATTAATAAAAATAAACCCCAGTTTATTTCTTCTATTATAGTGTGTGCTTTTTATGCGAATCATTCTTAGAGAAAAAAAAGAAAGACCTTGATTTTTCAAGACCTTTCTTTTGGTAAAAACAGAGGAATCTACTTCAGAATATCACCTACCTTTCCGTCAACAAGTAGTATACTAAACAGTCGCTGCTCAGTCTCATTTTCGAAGTCAATTTCGGCTCTCATCCGATCGCCGTATTCATCTAGTTTGATACTAGGCGACCCGACAATCTTGATGAGCCTTACAAACTTCTCTATGTTACTGTACTCAACGCTAACGTTCAGTGTTACCTTTTTCTTCCTGAACAGAGTCATGATGACTCCTTTCTGAATATAGAGAACCCCATGTTCTCTCCTATTAAGGGATATGCTTTTCGTGCGAATGCAAAAATAGAGACGCCGTGTAAATTTTACATGACGTCTCTTTAAGAAAGCTTTCAGAATATCTAAGTTGGATGATTACACAAAGTCAACTTTGGTCCATGCTTGACTGTATCAAACACAGATACGCCCTGTATTGTCAATACTCCAACATCATTGTAATCTGTCTTGATCCTAAATTGAGTAAGATAGTTCATAGCTTCCTCTACTTTCTTAGGATCACCTATGTCGATGTGTCGGGCAATATCACATAGAATAGAACTGTAAAGACTTGCTTGATCTTCTGAATAGGCGTACACAATAAACACTCTTCTTTCTATAAAGAGATTATAGATCAATTTTTAAGATCTATAATCTCTTGTTTGCGTCTCTTCAAAGCCTCTATCTCATTTTCAACCACAGTCTTTCGTTTAGTATTAAATACCTTCTTAGCCTCAACATTCTCAGAGTCAATATCAAATACTAATGATCGGATTATTGAACGAATCATGATTTTTACTTCATCAGTCAGATCGCCATCACCTAGCTGCTTAGTTATTGCACTAAGAGCATTTTGACGACGCAGAAGAATATCATAGTAATCGAGTTTATTCTGTATAGTTTTGAGATAAGTCGTCTTTTCCTCAATAGTCGAATCAATCGCTTTGGCCTTTTTATCGATATATTTATTCAGTTCACTAGAATCAAACGGCATAACACACCTCCTTTAACTAAATGGATTCTGCTCTTTTAGTGATTTAAGCGTGGCTACGTGCTGGCGTCGAAGTTGAATAGTCATATTCTCTGTACCATCTAGTGTAGGCTGTTTATCTTTATAAGGATAATCTGGTTCATCAACATAAAGTTGCTCAACAAGCCATCGAGCCCCTTCGGTTTTAAACATTTGATGCTGTGAATTCTTAAAGTTATCAATAAGATAATTCATCCACGAAGTCTTGATATTATTGGCTGAATTAATTTTTTGATTATCAGACTTCTTTCTAGTCTCAGCCTCATAAGCCTCAATATAATTAGTCTGCATCTCGTTAATTATTTTATCCCAAGCCCAATCCCAGTCTTCTGCTTTTGGTTTTGGATTATATTCATTGATGTTAATAGGCATATAAGCTCCTTAGAAAGATCCAGTATTCAGACGTTCTTGCAGACTTCTAGCCGTATTAGGTCCAAAATATCCATCCGTGTCAGTGCCTAGCCTACTCTGAATGGCACTTATGGTGTTTGGCCCGATATATCCATCCACGTCAACTCCGACAATCTCCTGAACCTTCTTAGCAAGCTGAGAATCACCATCTCCCTCATAACTCACACTCACAAGACGGACATGATAAGGACGATCATCAATACCCTGTCCAGATATCACACCATCGGTCTCAGTCCCAAGAACTTCCTGCCATTTGCGAACAGTATTAGGTCCAGCCCAACCATCTACAGACAGAGATCCATCGTCCGGAATATCAATGCTTCCTCCGGAGTAATTTGGTCGTCCGCAACACACGACATCACCAAATGACCTGTTTCTTCGCGCCACACGACCGTTAAGCGTATTACCCTCAATGGTGGTGTAATATGAACCATGGTTAACTTCTATAAAGCCAATGTGATCCGCCACGCCGTCGTGATTCCAGTCAAAGAGGATAATATCTCCAGGCCTACCATCACGAGCTCCAAGCGCAGCACCAGCCCTACGCAAATCCCTAACAATGTAAGGACAATACGCGCCGGGGATACCAACACACGGTACAGCTGCTTGGTTAAGGACCCATGAGACAAACATAGCACAGAATGCTACTCCAGAATGACCATAATACTCGCCATGATCTACAGCATACCATCGACCATATTTAGTCCCTGGGAGATCATCATCCCATCGAGAATATCCAAGTTCTCGTCGAGCTACGTTAAGGACGTCTTCTGCATTAGCCATTGAGTTGCTCCTTCACTGGGTAAATATCATCTGGATCGACCTTGTCCTGATCGTTAAGCATTTCCTTGTAAAGACTCTCATCCGTGTCAATATCTTTTACCGTACTAATCTCCATCATGCTCTCCTTTAGAATTCTCGATCGTAACGGTTGATGCTGAGTTCTGACTGTACATGATACAACCAGCAATAAGAGCTCCAATTGCGTTAATAGTCACCATGATCTGCTGTACATACGGCAAACCCCAAGCCTCACCAACAGTCCCTACAAACACGGCAAGGACTGGCAAGACAGTAATAGAAAGCCACTTCAATATCTTATAGAGGTTTTCAGGAATGGGGTAAATCTTCTCGTCCATTAGTTTTCTCCTAACTGTCGAATGGATAGATTATCTATCATGTTCTTTAAGACCTTAAGATAATCTCTTTGATTATATTCTTTACTTTGAACTAACTTGCGATACTCGGCATATTCCTTTTGCCATTCGTTATATTCATCTAGAGTAAGCCAACCGTTCGGATATCTTTCCTCAGAGCGTTCTGAGTATTGAATGGCTTTCTCAAGAAGATCTGATTTGGTGACGAACAAAGTCAAGTCAGCAACATTACTTATAGTTCGTTTATTGTCATCATAAAGAGACTTTAAATATCTAACCCATTGCTTGAGCTGTATATTCTGTTTCTCTAAGGACATCTTCTTGAGTTTTGAATGTCGTCTGAACAAATATAAACTAGCTCCAAGGACAGTAATTCCTATTGATAAAGTCCAGATGATAATATCATCAGTCTTGTCCGGAGAGTTTGAGATCTCTGTGAGAATACTGCCTACGGAGCTAGCTACTATGGTCGATAGAACCCCGACGAGTATGGCAATAAATGGTTCTTTTGAAATATCATCAGGCATAATCACCTCCTAATGATTATTAGGGTGTCCATGGTGTTGGAAGTCCACCCCATTCGAGTTTCGGACGGTTGATGTAAGTAACTACTTCTGTATCTTGAGCTGTACTTCGATGCCTATCAATTGAAATCTTAAATGTTAGTTGTGGATCTTTGTATTTATATAATGGCCAAGAATCCTTAAACGCTTTAAAATAATCAAGATAAATTATAGATCGATAGCGCCCCCATCGACGATAGCCAGTATTATGATACCGAGTATCCATGCCAATAAAGTTTTTAGATGTGAAGCTAATTTTATCGTCATTAGCTGTAAATATCAACGAAGTACTAATGTCTATTTCACGAGAAAATTCAAAACTAAACTTATCTTTAACCGGGGCATACCAATAGATACTCCCAACCATCCAGTTATCGCCCGAAGGATCAAACATGAGATCTGAGAAATTATAGATTTGAGTTATACTAGATGAATAATCATTTTTACCAAATGTTAGCTTAATACTGTTATAAGATCCGTTTGTATATTCATTTGTAAGGTTAACCGCAGGCGCCGAATTCGTGTGTTCCACAGTCCAATTATCTAAAGAATTAAACGAAGGATTTTTTAGTAAATTAGTTCCATCAAGAATTGGGTCACCCAGATATTCCTGGAAATTAGATACCTTTTTTTGTGTATGTTCAGCAGAAGCTTTAGTGCTGGAAATATTATCATTGATATTTTGTATTCTATCGGCAGTTACATCCCCACCACCAGCAACACCAGTAACTATCATCTTCCTTTCGGTTTGACCGGTTGTGGTGATGACTACTAAATCGCCTTGCATAACACTTACTGTTGTTGGAAGAAATATCCCACGTTCCTCGATTCCTACATCCTCATTAGGTTTCCAATATAAAAAGTCGCTAGTCTCATTCTTACCGTCTCCAAGCAACTTAACTTCTACAAATCCCTCACTTGAATAATTGAGAGCCAACCCATATATCATTGACGTATAGGAAGGTCGATCGTCTCGATCGATACTATTCTTCCCAGCCAAATCTCGAACCATATAATTTGGATTATTCACTAAATATCAACTCCCCTCATCAGTGAATGTTGTTGTTGGGGTTATCTCTGAAAATGTGATCGTCTGAGTCATGGGTAAAAGATTCAACACAACCTTAGTGACAATAACTCGAAATGTCCTATATGTATCTGTAATGACGTCTTTTGTATAAATAGTCCCCACAGCTCCGCACTCGATTGGAAAATATGTAAACTCCTTGGTCCATGACCGAATATTATTTCCAGCAAGTTGCTTCAATCGACTTCGTGCTGCTCGAAACACATTTATATGACTGACATCATCTAAAGAATTTGTCTCTTGATAGTCAGATACAATATATCCACGCTGCTCTATATTTGGAGTATTCTCATACCACCCGACAACATCATATTGTGCAGAAGAAGTTGTGTTTTCTATATTTTTGTATATATCCATGGGGGTTTCGCCCATAATTTTAGATTTAGTTTGTTTCTTATATTCCTTATCCCCCTGCGCAGATACAATAGCATCGTTCGGAGTTCCAATAAGATCATAGTCCATGTCATTTCCACTACTAATAAGTCGTTCGTCGGTAGTGAAATCTATAGAAAACTCACTGTTTTTACTATATGGCGTTCTATATTCGTCTGCCGTAATAACTCCAAGCGGCGTCACATCCAAGCGATAATTTCCAGACCACCCAACAGACATGGCTCGGTGCAAGTAATCTTCTCCATACTCCATGACTATAGGGTTTCGATACATACTTCCCGTATCGGATAATATCACATGAGCTCTCTCACAGAATTTCAAAAGCTTATGCAGAGTGTCTTTCTTAGAAGCCCATTTGTATACAAGCCAATTCTCTCGTCCTATTTGGGTCTTCAAAGCATATAAGACGCTCTGTCCATCCAGCCTATAATTGTGATTTGAATCAGAGTATTTGATCGTCATAGGGATAAATGTACCAAGAACATTCCAATACTGTCGGTCTGGAATAGTATCGACTATGCGAATGAAATCCCACATATCTCCACCAGAAGCATCAGTGTATTCTATTGTGCTGGATACTCGTGTCGAATCTGTATGACTCCAAGTTATGCTACAACGAGCTAGGTCTTCTGACGTTAATATCAATTCCCCCGCTGGAGCTCCACCGGTAAATGCGTCGCGCGGATCGACCCTAAAGAATCTAAGGACATGATTGGTGCCATGATCGTCATAATTAATATCAATCATAGAATCCACGTCCCACCATAGTCAGCAATACGAACCATGGAGATATTCACAGTCGTATACATGTCAAAGTCTTTAGTCTCGTTCATATATCCATAACCAGGTTTGCTGACTAGATCGATACTCGTGATTCCAACATACCCATAGAACCCGTTTGGTGCTCTAAAGAAGGCTTTCTTTTGCAACAATGCATTCCTAAACGAAAGCGCCTGTGCATCCGGCACCATACCTTCTATTTTGATGTTATCGTCAATAGACTCTTCATAGTAAACAGCAGCAGTACTATCATTCATAAGGTTCTTCTTAGTAATTGTCGAAGACAAAGACCGATTTGTTGTATATGGTGAATCAACATTACAACGCATTGTCAAAGCCCCTTGGTAACCATCAATAAACCAAATTGCCTGTGGTTCAAGCTTCCCAACCCAGGCTGGATCTGCATAAAACGTATAGTGACTTGGTTTCGTAGCTCCAGTTGGTTCAAACACAAGTTGGAATTGAATGTTCTTAGCATCATAACGATACGGTAAGGGCATTATGATTTCTGACTTATTGGACATAAATGGAATCGGGCGTAGTCTGGTTCCTCCAAGTGTTGTAGGAATAACTAGCCCACCTACATACGTTCCATTGTTTGGGAGAGTTAGTATGACTGACTGTGTATCTCGGTCGTACTTAAATCCTAAATCAAGAGCACCGTTTCCACCATATGATGCTTTCCTAACATTCAAGTCACCCTTTAAAACACCTTGAACCAGAGTTGGTTGGACTTGAACTGACTCAGAATAAACCTCAAGTAGACCAGTCGCCTTATCGGCTGGTAATACAGGCATCTTAGAAATTGGAATATTGAAATATCCAATAAGATCCCCATCGCCAGCCGCCATGTTGGTAAACCGAGGAGTTACCTTATTCCCATCTAGCTTCTTCAGGTTTAGTCGGCTTCCGAACGACACAAAGGACATGGAGAACCTAAACTTCATGCGGAATGTACGAGTCTTAGTGTTATACTTAAAGACTCCATCTTTCCCAGAGGTATATGTCTGCCTGTAAGGCCACCAACTAAACTCAAGAAGACTGCATGGACCAGTTCCAAACTCACCAACAAACCTGAAATAAAGCATGATGTTATGCGCATCTGTAATATCTTTGATTTTCTCAAGAGAACACACATGACCACCAATGACACACATGGACAGAGCGCACCACATACCATGACGTTCATTAAGGCCATTCTGAAGCTCGAAATATCTACACTGAACTCCATAATTAGCAAAGAGAGGAATGTTAAACTCTATGTGCTCCTCACCAGACAAAGCAGCAAATGGAACTTCCTCCCCGTCATCATTAATGAATCCCAGAATCGACGGCTTAGGTATCCATTTATTATACGGATACGTTCGAGAAAACCCAAAGCAATTTGTGCCTGGATTCCCGGCATAGCGAAGGTTCGTATCTTCCCCATTTTGATTAAATTGAGCACAACACCGAAGCTTGTAATGAGAGTCTACCTCTCGGTTTGTCGTAGCATACTCATGAGCACAGATGAGCTCGGTTTGATAGACAATCCCCTCAAGTTGTCGAATGCTCTTGGATATGGTTCCATGTTCTGGCGTATCATGTGGCTTCTGAAACATACGAGTCTCATTAAAGCCTTCTTTTCGCTTTGGGAACATCTGAAAACAATCATGAGGAACATACCAAAGAATTACGTTAGGATCTCCAACTTGAACACCTTCTTTAGGTAGTGGGACATAAGTTTCCTTCTCGTTAACATCAATCATCTGATTTGAGTTATAGTTCACCAAATCAAATGTATCATCGTCCGAAACCTCAACATACCATTTATTCTTATTGTCATTTGAGCCTGGACGAACATACGCATGTATTTGATCAGGTTGTAAGGCAGCACCATAATTAATCAGGAAATCAGGATCATGCTTAGTCCGAAGCTCATACAAAGCCCCAGGACGAAATATAATGTCTGGCTGAGGTCGCCTTAACCAATCGGCCAATAGAATACATTCACCAGCATACGTTCTTAAATCCTCAGGGGAACTAATACTAATACTATGAGCCGTAAGTCCCTTACCAGTAACGTCAAACACGTAATAATTGTTTCCGTCTTTGGCATAGAGGACAAACGGCTCATAGTTATGGTACTTTATGGTATAGTCAAAGTGATCGATAGGCATCATACCAAAGCCACCAAGCTCATTGATCGACCCCTTGCCGCTATCGGCAATTTCCGTACGATACTTGAATGGGAGAACCATGCCGTCATGAAGAGACGCCCAAAAGCAAATTCCTCCGCCACAGCATCCCAATATCTTTCCGCTTTTTACGGGTTTGCCAAGATAAAACTCAGCAGTATGAATATAACAGTCCTTACGCAAGCCACCCATAGAGAGGAACATTTCATTTCCCCTAGGCTCGCCTGCATGAGCTGCCTTAGCAAGACCAAAAGTATCACCATTGGTCGATTCAATGAGTGTTGCCATGATATCAATAACTCCTTCCTCCTTGGACCATATCATTTGCCCAATCTGTTATTCTCTGGTCAACCATTTGCTCTGTAACGCCAGAACGAATACCACCATCAATAACAACATTAGGTCTTAGATTAGCTAAATTATCATTGTACTTCTTTAGATCCTTCTTAACCTCTACAAGCTCTTTCAGAATATTTTGGTCACGTGAATAAGCTATGGATTGGCTAATGTTGGTGTTCCCGCTAATCCCATTAAGCGTGGATTGGATCTGTTTACTTCCATTTTGATAGTTTGACCAGTCAACTACAGGCGACACCTTTGGAGTAAACTCGTTAGACTTGTTCATCTTCGAAACTTGTTGAATTACTCCAAGCCCTACCGCTTCTATCGATGATGTTACATCACCAGAACTCTTTAGGATGCCTTGCTTAAAACCCTGATTCCACATGACGCCAAGATAGCTGGCTTCCCTAGAAGGAGATCTGATTCCCAAAACATGAGCAAGAGCATCGATAACATTTCCACCGAAGCCCATTATGGCTTTAATGACATCATTCTGTCCACCAAGAATTCCACCAAGAAAACCGTCAGTAAACATCTTACCGAGGTTGTCAGTATGCTTTGTAGACTCCTGAATACCCTCTGTAGCCTTATCTCCAAGACCTTGAGCGGCTGTCTTAGCGCCTGGATACTGGTTTTGGATACCTTTAATAAGGTTTTCACCAGTCCCATTACCGCCCTTTGAGCCCTCCTCCTTCATCCTATTTGCAGCATCTTCCACACTCTGCTTGTATTTCTCAAGGGACCCCTGATAGTCAGGAATTTTTCCCTCTAAATTCTCATGACCCTCTTCTACACCCTCTTCAATGTTCTCAGGAAGATCGTCAGAGAATTTAACACCAGTCGCTTCGAGTTGTTCACGCATTTCCTCAGAAGATACACCGGTTGTTTGGGCAAGCTGTTCTAGCTGCTCTTCAGTTAATGGTGATGTTACATTAAAATTAGCTAGAGAGTTTGTAAATCCATCTTGGGATTCTTTAACTCCGTCTAGATTGGGCGCCACCTCAGAATATCTTTCTATTGACGATGACAATTTATCAAGATTAGAGGCAGCATATCCGATTTGAGTGGCGCTTTCTGCCGTACCATCAAATGCGTTAAGACTTCCAGCTATGTTCTTTAAAGTTTCTGAAATACTCTTACCAAGATCCGGATTAACACTCTCCCAAGCTCGAATATGCTCACCAAGATATGAGATAGCACCGGCAGCAACGTTGATAGACTCGGCGCCATTAACTGAACCATTCAAGGATTTGATTCCAGATGCAGCGTTCTCCAAAGTCCAGGCAATATTCTTACCAAGATCTGGGTTAACACTTTCCCAAGCTCGGATATGCTCGCCTAAATATCCAATACCTTCTGCGCATTTGGCTAGAGCATCAGCACCCCATCCACCAAGATTAAGGTGACCGATGCCGTCCCCTATGCCTGCAAGAACGTCTCGGATCTTACCACCAACAGATGGGTCAACCGCAGCCCACTTATCAAGTGAGAAGCTCAAATATCCAATCGGTGGAGCAAGTTTCTCCATTGCCTCAGCGCCACCAAACAGATTTGATAGTCCAACAGCAAGGATTCCACCCGCAAGATGTCCAAGAATATCAAGAAGCTTCCCAGGAGCAGCATCATCAAGAGTTTGCATCTTAGCAAGAACGTCTGTGAGCTTATCCATACCCTCGGCGATCTTATCAATACTCTCGCCAATCATCTTAGCGCAATATCCAACTGCTGCAAACATAACTGCGGCTGACAAGAACAATCCAATTATCAATCCAATGGCAGCCATAGAGATGGGTACAGCGTCCATAACAGCAATAAGAATACCAATTATGACCGCTATCTCGACGAGTGTCCACTGCATTTGTTCAATGATCTCTTTATATCCACCAAGATTCTTACCATCAAGCAAACTTAACATCTGGAAAACATATGCCATACACAACATAACACCAGCTATTGCTATTGTGGCCGATACGACTGTTGTAGGCTCACAGAACTTATTTATGAGTATTATCACAACACCAATGACACCTATGATAACGATCATGGGTATAATTACTCCAAGAACTCCATTCGGATCCGGCAGAGTGGCTATCTGTTGGAGAAGCTGGCCCACAGCCCACATAACTGCCGTAAGACCTATGGCCGAAGCAAGAGCACTACCTTTACCCTCTCCTTCGACCTTAGAAACAAGAACAAGTAATGCAAGACATAGCGTTAAAGAAGCCAACATATCTCGTATTGCCAATAGTGCCTTATCAACATCTGCGCCCTTCTCCTTAACCAAATCTGCCATAGACGAGACAGCACCAACTATCATCTTTATTGCTATTACTAGCACTAGGATAGCAGCTGCGGATTTCAAAGCTCCTGAACCATTACCTTGTGTAAGACCACCAACGGCAGCCAAGATAATGATAACACCTATCAGACCAAAGAGAAGTATAGTAACTGCTAGGATGCCCTTCTGCATACCTCCATCGTTAAGAATTGCACTCCATTGCTTCACAGCACTTGCCAACAATATGATCGATACTGATATTAATATTATTGAAACTGCAACCTTTTGAAGATTCGGGCCTTGGAGTGATAGAATTGATAGTGCCCCAACTAACAAAGCGAACAAAGGTAAGAGCTTAACAAACCCGTCAATAATATACCCAATGTCTTTCGATTCCAATGCTTGTATGGCCTTAACGAGAATGAAAATGCCTACAGCAAGACCAGCAAGCATAACACCCATACCAGTATACATGGCCGCCTTGCCGAGATTACCAAGAGTCGCTCTGATACTGAGAAGAAGGTTAACGAATTGAGTAAGGGGATCATCGCCCTTCTTAAGCTCCGCCATGGTATTTCTTAAATCGGTAAACTTACCAATTATCAAGGCTGCTGCACCCAACAATACTCCAAGAAAGGCAATAGTTACAATGCCTTTGGCAATGTTGCTTGGTGATATGGTTTGAAGGATATCAATACATTCAACGAGGAGCTTAATGGCATGTGAGAACGAAAGGACAAACGCGGCCAATCCACCCCATTTAACACCCTTACCAATATTGTTAATACCACTACCAATTCGCTTTAATGCAGTACCAAGCCTAGCAACAGCAACAAGAATGACTCTTTGATATAGGGTTATTACTGTTACATTCTTATATATCATAAAGAGAACAGCAGCAATCCCCATAGATGGATTGGTCAAGAACAGCTCTAGGATGTGCAAGACTCTCTTAATTAAATCAAATATCGAACTAGCGCCATCTGCGAGCCCAGATCCGACTGCGATCATACCGTCTGTAAAGCCTTTGAAGAAACTGTCAATAGTTTGCTTGATAATATCAAAGGCCTTCTTCAAATTATCAAGAGGAGCCATAACAAGTTGAGGGATCTTACCAAACATCTCTCCGACTCTATGGCCGAATCCCTCAGCACCCTTAGTCAAAGATTCTATTTTGACTTTATCGAATGCACTTGAAATCTTCTCGCCAATAGAATGGATGCCATTACCAATAATGGTTTTCAACGTAACAAACGGTCGAGAAATATCTATGGAACCAACTTTAATTCCAGCCGCAAAGGTCTGACCGATACGCCCACAGAAACTCGATACAGAAGTAGCAATTCCGCCAAGAGAAGCCTTGTCAAATGCTTTCTGAATATCTTGAATAAAGTTTCGTACACCAAGCTTTTCTACAAACTCTTTGAACGATCGACGTTGTCCACCCTTATTAGCTTTAATACTGTCATCTATTTGATCAGTAACTCCAGAAGTGTTTACCTCAGCACCCAATGCTGGTTGCGGTCCAAGCTTGCTGAAAACACTCTTAATGCCTTCAAGTGGCCTTAAGGTCGATACGAACTCTTTTATATGTCCAGTTGCTTCTTTGAATGTGTCAGCTACCTTAATGGAACCAAACAAATTCATAAGACCAGATGCTAATCCACTCGCCTTATCCTTCAGAGCTCCAAATGCATTTGACAAAACATTGATTGGACTCGGAAGACCAGATATACGTTCATGAAGTCTGTCTAATCCCAGAGTTACCAATCGACTAACAGCCTCAGCAAAACTAGTAATAAATGAAATAGCTCGACTAAAGTCAACTTTACTAGCCGCGTCACCCATCAAATCCACGACCCGCCCAAGACCAGATTTGACTATATCCAGAAGTGGAACAATCTTAGGCCCAAGCTGAGAAATAATGTTTAGAAGGTCTTTTACTCGGTCCCCAATAAACTTGGTGATCTTCCCGTAGACCTTGAGAACCGTAGGACCGTACTTACTGTTCAAATCGGCAAGAGTATCCTCAATATTCTCAATCTTATCGACAATGAAGTCAACTGCGACACCAATCTTATCGACTATAACATCCGCAAATCGATCAAATTTATCAAGAGGATCTGATAGCTTATCGAACGCCCCACCGATCTTATCCTTAGCCTTATCAACCAGACCAAGCCGCTCGATGACAGAGTTAATTGCAGTAACAATTCGCCCAAGACCGCCGGCAATAGCAAGACCGATCTTACCTAGTGATATCCCGATACGGCTTACTACATCCCAAACGCGTTTTGCAGTATAGAAGAAAATATCAAGCGCTTTACGCCCAAGTTCAAGACCGCTACGAAAACCAGCCAGCGCATTATTATAATTATCAAATGCTGTTGCGGCTGCTTTCTGTTTCCTAGCAGCTTCATCAAGCTCTGAGGACATCTCATTAAGATTCTCGGACCCCTCAGCTATGCTATCATTAACCTCATCTTGCTCTACCTCATATCGATACTCACATCCAAGAAGCTCATTTACCCTATTTTGAACTAATTCAAATGAATGTCCAGCTTCCTGTAGACGATCGATTCGCTCTTGGCCATTGCCCCAGTCACCATTGATTACAGACTCGGCAAGCTCAGTGACTTCCTCAATAGAGTCCTTAACCTCATGGATGGCATTCTCTGCCTTCTCAGCACCTTCGACCATCGGCCTAAAGAACTCACGAATGGGTCTTGTCTTCTCCTCGAACTTAGCGGCAAACTCAGCAAACTTCTTCGAGAGATTAGCCATGACCTCTCCGGACTTACCGAATATCCGTTTCATCAAATCGCCGACAGGAGACAAGAGATTCTTAAGCGCTTCAAATGAATGAGATATACCATCTATGATTGCTTGACGACCGCCCATCTCAACCCAAATACGAACTTGCTTATTTCGAAAATCCGTATATGCTGAAATAAGTGGATCTAGAGCTCGGTAAATATCAGTGAAGAGTTTTGTTGATTCCTCAGCATCACCGAGGATAAGCTTCATCGTCTCGCCCCAGCCAGTTCCGATTGCCTCTGCGATAGTACCGGTTAGCTGAGAATATGTATTGACAACGGTTGCAGCATCAGTTAGACGTTTTCCCCATTCTGTCGTAGCATCTGCTGCCTGATCCATGGTCTTAAGAAAGACATCTGTAGTAAGCCAATCTTCTTTCAAGGATTCCCTAAATGACCCATTTGCAGCAATGAATTGGTCAACATTCTTGCCCATCGCTCGGCCGTTTTCAATCAATCTTTGCTGAAATTCAGGACTCGCCATGCCTGCTTGCATAAGCGAGTTCCAGTCCATAAGATGAATAACTCCGCCTTGAAGTGCCTGTGAGACCTGGTATTCTGCACGAGCAAGAGCTTGATTATTCGCACCCGCACCAGCTGCAATATTCGACAGACCCTTAATTGCCCTAGCTGCCGCATCGACCTTAACACCAGCTGCTGTGAAGTAACCGATAGCCCGAGTCATATCTCCAAATGAGTAAATAGTCAGGTCAGCATATTCATTGAGTTCTTGCAAGGTATCTTTAATTTGCTGAAAAGATGTATCGGGAAGATTAGCATGAATTGTCTTGATAGAATTCATCTCAGTCTCATACTCACGGAAACCGTCAAGTATAGGATTGAGACTAAGGGCTTTAACCATCTGCATACCGACTTGTGTTGCCCTAGATGCAATGGTAGCCAATGCACTAATTGCAACTACTTGTAGTGCTGAGAAATGGCGGCCTGATTCCTCAATTGCATCGTTAAGACCAGATAACCGCACCTTATTGGCGGCCTTCTCAATACCATCAAAAGCCTTCTCAGCACCATCTGTATTAATTGCTTTCTTAAATCGATTAAGTGACTCAGTTGTCTGTCTGACTCCTTGCTCGAATTGAGCATTGTCAAACTTCATTTCGACAATTCGCTCATCAACCGCTTTTGTATTCTGAGATGCACTCATGCGCTGGTTACCTCCCCCCAAATATCTTTCTTAATTTGATCAAATACTGGTTGTATGGCCGGGTTTATAAAGTCATAGCCTTGAACATACCGGCCGCTTTTAGTTCCATGGCCGTATTGAATATAAAAGACTATTGGCACTCCTCTAGATTCATTGCTATTAGTCCAAACTAAAGAGATATCACTTCCATTTTGACGAATCTCATAAGCCCATGAGGAGGCCGTCTTGCCCGTACGAACTGGAGTAGCAGCTTTTAGAGCATTAACACCCATTTGTCCATACTCATCAAGTCTCTTTAAGAATTGTCGTTTTGACATCTTTATAAGAAAGTTTGTAGTCTTCTCAAAATCGCCTTTGTGTCGAATTGAAATGGGCATAGACGACCCCCTCTCTCTACTAACCTCGTGAATGGTACTTAGCTCGACGAGCCTTGTTGATGGCTGTGTTCTGACGCATTATCTCGGCTTTAGTCATCTTCTTTGGATTGTTCTTAACATTAAATATTCGAATGAGTGTTAACAGACGATTGAGATGCCATTTCTCGCATTCAATAGGAATTTGCAAACTAAACATCTGATAATAAATCTCTTCAGATGTTATAATCTTTGTCTTCTGATACTTAACTGGAACGTGTGATGGCGTCTTTCTATCCGATGAAAATGTGGTAGCTGTCATGGAATCTTCAATGTATTCACTAATCTTTTGAGAAATGTCTTGAGGTAAATAATTATAGATTCGATCGTCTACATTCTTATTTATCGTCATGTATCGAATGTAGTCATACATCATTTCAATTGTCTTGTCCGTACTTGACAAAAACGGCTTTTTCCATTTGGCTTCCCACTTTGACACGGATATCAATGAATGCTCTAATACCAGATGCTGTGGTTTTATTGTTTGAAATTCCTGTTTCTCTCGATCATAGATCTCAATCTCTGGAATATCTATCGATAACATATGCCTAGACGAGCATCTTGCCAGACTGAATCTTCTCCATCACCTTTTGGTTCTTGTCGGCATTCTTATTAATCTTATCTGCCAAAGCACCCATATCCGGCATAATTGCATTAATAAACTTAGCAGCAAACTCAGCATTAGTAAGAAGTTCGGCATAAATATCTTGATAAATCATGGTCTGAGTAAACGCATCAGATAGCTCTTTTGACTTTATGAATCGACGACCATCGGGAGACTTCTCACCATATGCCTTGTAAAGAATGTTTGTGAAGAACCGCATCATCTCCTTGGCATTCTTAGCATCTGAAATCTCCTGTAGGTATTCAGACAATCCCTTCTCAGAATCAATCTCAAGACCAATGATCTCGGACTGATTCAGATCGAAGTAGACAGTCTCCTTGCGCTCAGTACCATTAAAGTCCTTATAGACATCAACATAACGAAACATAGTAGTTTCCTTTCTATTTTGATTTATTTTAAGTAAAGAGTTCCTTCAACTTCTCCGGCATGGGAAGCTGAGACTCAGTGGTGGCCGTTCCGATAAGGTAGTCCTCGAATGCCTTAAACTTAGTCTGGTCACACTCAGACTTAGTGACATAAATATGAGCCGTATTGCGATACCCAGGCACGGGGATAGGCACCGTATCGAACTCCCAACTAAACTGGCCGGGCTCAGGAGAATCATTTACCGTCTCATGATTACGCTCAGATGGAGAGGCCGTTGCACCATAGACGAGGTGGATCCTATAATCCTCAGACCAGTCCGTCGTGTCAGAACCGATATTACTACGATATGCCAGACCGAAATGCTTACGAGTCTGCTGAGTAACCGTCACGCCCTTGACTAGCGTAATACTACCATCACACTCCGCAAACTCAGGCGGATACATATATGCCTCAATCGTTCCCTTGAAATTCTCAGCAGAACGGATCGAACCATATTTCATGTTGTCGGCCCAAATGTCATTAGCCTCTGCACCATCTGGAGACTCCTGAACTGACGTCAAACCATTAAACACGACGCCGTTCTTATATGCGCCATTATCGAATACGAACAATATGCCGTGATCAACACCAAGCTCATACTTGCGCTCACTACTTGCATCCCACTTCAAAATAGCCATACGTTACTCCTTAACTGGAATACTTATTGTAAATACATAATGCATAAGATTCTCTGAAGCAAATATCTGATCAAGTTTACATGATGGAAATGCCTTCAAGACCTTTACTGGAATATCTATATCGGCTGTCTTAGTAATCCATGTAACAGAAAACCGATACTGCATTAGATAGATTAGGTCGTCTGCTCTAGTTGAGATAACGTCTTTCTCATGATACACAATACAAGGATACTTTAATAAAATATCTGAGGGGGGTTGGAAGTAACAATTCTCAGAATCGAGTAGAGCACATAACTTCTTATGAAACTCAAACCTATTGTCCATTCCATACCTCCCCCAATGTTAACTCAACTCTTGGATAACTAACCTCGACCGATTGTATCTTCCATCTAACTCCAAGATACTCGACGTATCGCATTTCACCGATATGCTTATCCAAATATCCATCAGATACAACACTGATCAAAGTGCTTCCAATTCGAATCTTATCGTTCATTTCGGAAGTTGAGGTAAAAGAACGATGATTCTTTTTGACATCACCAAAATACATACGAGCAACTATCTTATCTTGCCAGACACCGGGCTCTACCTCGATTTGTGCTGAAAATCCAATAGGACCATAGAACTTCATTCTTCACCTCAACTTCCATTTTGATTTAAACGTGCTTACAGGCCAGAGCGATCGCCGAGTAAGGCTTCCTCAGCATGCCGGACATACGAGTCTCCAGGAGGTACTTCTCCTTGTTATAATCGATGTCAAAGTCACTGAAGAAGGTATTCTCGCCACCACGGTCGCGACCAACACCATAATCCGAAAGATTGACAATAATACCAAGAAGATCAAACTTGTCTGACGGAGATGCTCCCTCAATCTGGATACCCTCCATGACAGGAACCTCGACAATACGACTAACTCGCATTGCAGAAGCAAGCTCGGAATCAGACTTGTAAAGCCTATGTCCAATCTTATCACGCGCAAGCATCATCTGAGTAATGACGTCATTGCAACCATAGAACACAGGAGTTCCAGAGCCGCGATAATCCTTACGGAACTTAACGGCCGAATCGACGAGGAGATTAGACTTCTCGTTAACATCAGTCGTGGTCTCATAACCACCAATAAGGCCCCAGATGCAATACGGGTCGTTAGTATCTGCCGCCTTATAAATTACCGGCATAACATTCTCTTCATGGATCTTGTCCGGAGCAGACTTAGCGCGTCCATCGCCAACGAGAATTGCACGAGCCTTCTCCTCATCAAGCATCATAGTCATCTCAGAACGAAGCAGGGCAACCACATCAAAGTCAGTAATATCAATAAGATCATCACGATCCATTGCCTGCTTCTTATAGATCGTCTGAGGAGATACCTTCCTACTAAGCGCAGCGATTATCTCTTCCTGCTTCTGGGTTCCCTTGACATAACCCTTAGCCCTAGCCTCATCCGCAGTAATATCAAAGGTAATGGACTTGACCTTTGCAAAGGGTACGTTATGGACATTGCCAAGAACATCCGCAACCCACTCAACCGGACGGTTAATCATGTTAGGATCGCCATCGGTCTTGTAGTCAGGCATAATAACCTCAAGGTTACTAATACTGTGCTGCAAGAACGCATTACTCAGCGTACCATAACTAGAGGCATTAGCAAGGCACTTATTAATGTCATCGTGCTGAATTACCTCACCATTATCAAGAAATACATAATCATCCTCATCCACACCAGTTACAAAATCGTTGTCCTCAAAAGCATTGTGACCCATATCATCCTCACTTCCATTTTGATTTGTCTCGGCAGCATTCTGCGCCGCACTTACAGCAGTTCCTACAATATACTCAGCAATCTTCTTTTTCTTAGCGTCCAAGTTATTATAGACGGCCTCAACATCCATATCGCTATACTTATCGAGATCAATGTCTCCACCGCCAAGCCCTGAAGAAACTGCTTCAACTCCTTCGGGACCGACCTGCTGCTCAAGTGTCAAGAAGACAAGTGCCTTCTCTTCATCGGTAAAACTATTCCAAACGTCTCGTACAGTTTCCTGTTGAGTATTTGAAGCAGATTGTTCCTGATTAGCCGGCTCAGCATGTGAGAGCTCATCAAGCTTTATCGCAGAGTGAATAATAGCCTCCTCCTCAGACACATCAAAGGATCCATCCGCATGTGCAAAGGTAATCTCCTCAATGGTGGCCTCAGGATTAGCCCCGGCCAGAACAAGACTGACCTCTTTAATATCACCATGAATCACGTTGGGCCCTTCTTGCACCAAGTGATTAGCATAAATAGACATGGAGTCAAAATCACCATGAGCTAGACCGACCTTAGCTGCTTCGGCATTCTTTCCATTATTAAAACTTCCATATCCATAGATGCCGTCAGGACGTCCCTCAAGTAGAACGTTTCCAAGTAGCATATTCGGGTCATTATGCATATGATGCCACATCAAAGGAACTGTCTTACCAATACAATCCTTAAATGCTCCATGCTTAATTACTCGTCCATCACCACACCTAATATCATTCTTAGTTACATATCCTGCAAAATCATACATCCTATTTCCTTCCTTATTCTGCTGCCATTACATCAGCTACACTAATATCCCAATCAGATACTGGAGCACCATTTGAATCAGTAACTCCAGACCTGCCCATGACGTCTGCATCTGTTTGCATGTTTCTGTTATACAGCATATCAGACTTCTGGTCATCAGAGGCTTTAAGACCAAGAATCGAACGGAATTCATTGGGTGACATAATGGAGTTTCTACTAAACTTGTCTGCAAAGTCAGCCAACTGAACAAGACTGACCAGTTTGAATCGATTCATATAAAACTCAACACGCTGGTGCTGGGTAATTGCAGTTCTGGTCAATAATTTACGAGTAAATTCGTTTGTAATTGATGTAAGAATAGGCTCCAAAACTCTATTTTGATAGTTTAACATAACTTGCTCAGAGGCAGTCCCGGAGAACACCTCTTCAGAAATACCAAGTTGGGCATAAAGCTGTTTAGTAAGCCATTCTATCTGAGGCATTAAATTTGACTCGACAGAGCGATTTAACTGCGTTATCTTTTCGGTGGCATCAATATATGCGATACCATAATCCGAATTTTCCAACTGATCTTTAATCCTATTGATTCGCTCACCGGCTTTCTTTTGCCTTGCCTCAGAAGCAATCTGAAACGGCATCTGGAGAATAAGATCGAGTTTTGGATCTGCATTGCGATTGTCAATATTATCAAGAAGAGCAAGTTTGGCAGTCAACCGCTTGAGTGTAGAATTAGGTGCATTCATTACTTGATAGAATGGATTCTCGACAATGACGGTCCGTTTCTTTAATACCCAAATCTCTTCTTTTCGACCAGTTCGGTCGTTATACAGTTGAACCTTTACTCGGTCTGGTTGCCACGCTGTAATCTTTCCGACTCGCATAGCAAGAATCTCATATGAACCATTATCGGGGTTAATATCTGTATGGGTTGGAACCACAGCAACAGTTCCAGTTTCGAGAAGGTTGGATACGATATCAAGCCTGAAATCTCGACCTATTTGATCAATGTTAGCTGAGATGGTGAAGCATCTATTAAGATTGTCATCTATTACTTCAGTAAAACGACCGTCATCATTTACTCGAACATGTTCAATCTCGACAGAAGCAACATCATTAGCAATCCTAGTATAAATTGCCTCAACGATACTCCTAGCATTTGTTATAGATGGAACAAACCTATCTGGTCGGAGACTATCCGTCCGAACATGATAGTTTGGAACATTATCTGTTCTATTTTGAAAAATATTCCATGCTGACTTTAACCGATCAAATACTCCCATTGTCACCTCCCTTCCTGATTTCTACATGTTTTCTTAAAATCCTATATTTGGATCCATCATGTGCATATTCATCATTGTTGTTTCGTTTGATATTCGATTAATATCGTTGAGAATATTTTGTTGCATCAACATATCCTGATGGTGATTAAACTGCTGCCATTCCCTATTCGACGGAATATTCATAGGAGTGTTTTGTTTTCTTTTGGAGTATTTCTTATAATATTTTTTAGGGATTTCAGGTTCATTAATACTATCTGGCTCATATTGACGGCCAAGATTAATTGGATCTTTCTTATAATCTTTATAAGCCTTCTTCTGTGTCTTGTTATCGTACTTTCCGTAAAATTCTAATGGCCATGGAAGTTCAACGTTTGGGTCATTCCAATTCTCTTTTGCATATTTTCGATACATCTTCTCAGCACGCCGAGCCCTTATGTACTGACCAACCATATATCCACCAGCAGCAATAAATGGTAATCCACCAGCCAAAGCAGTGGATGAGGCCCCGATGGCTACTGCACTTGTTGCTGCCTTAATCCCGGCAAGACCGGTAGCTGACATCACTGCTCCACCGACCCCACTAATTCCCGAGCCAAATGCATTTATTATCTTATTTTTTCGTTGGGCTTCAGCCATGCCAGCCGCTTCTTCTGCTGCTGTAAGACCTCTTCTTGCTTTGTTGGCCTTTTCCATAAAATGATGTTTGCTTTTAAGTGCTTCAATTTTCTGATAAGGATTCGTTAACCGTGATCGAGATAGATTGTGATACTGATCCGCATAATCACGATAACTTCCATAATCCTTTATCTGCTGGGTCCTAGGATCTTTAGGACGTATCTTTCCGTTTGGCATCAAAGATCCATAACGTAACGATCCATCTGGTGCCATAGATCTATAACGCATCTTACCTTCTGCGGTCAAGGACCCATCTGGATTCTGATAGCGCCTTTGTCCCCACTTCATGTTCTTAATGCCAAAATGAGCTAAATCACTATGCTTAGCATGACGGCGATTAGGATGATACCGATAATATTTATTCTCAATATCCACAATATTCTCGGGCAAATAATCAGACTCATCATTGTAATGCTCTTTCGCAAATTCCTTTGCAATATTAGACTTCTTACGAGCCCTATTCCCTTGCCAAAGATTCTTGATACTAGCGGCACCAAGCGCCAATGGAGCTGGGTTCGCCAGTGCGACAGATGCACCAACGCCAGCAGCCGCATAGGCAGCAGATTTAGCATACTTAGCAATTGCAGTTCTATTTTGAAGTCGAGCGATACCAGATGCCTTAGCTGCACCAGAAAGATCTCGACCGGCGATACTCATTCGAGACTCGGCAGCCTCTTTACCACTTGCGTTCCCCGTCTTATCATATGCTTTAAGTGCACTAGAACGCTCACGAGCTCCTTTTGCATATGATAAAGCTCGACGACGATCGCGCCATTTGGTTAAATGACCTTCCGAATTCATACGACCAGTAGAATTCATTGTTGCTGTTATTTTCTTAGATCCAGCCGCCAAACCAATCTTAAGGTTAGGCTTAGATGGCCCACCTTGTGCTGAAGTTTGATCTTTTCGCGAGCCCAAAAGCTGAAGAACTCCATAATGCTGCTTACCGGCTGGAGTCAAAGATCCATCCGTATTTTGATAGCGTCGAACGCCGCGCTTTTGTCCTTTAATTCCGTAATGATACAGGTCGCCATGATCAAGCTCTTCTAGAACTTTACGTCTGATTTCTTTCTTTGTGCTCTTATAATTTTTACGATTCTGCATATATGCCTTGATCAGATTCTCATGGCCACCTGCAATTGCTGCTCCAGAAATTACTGCCGAACCAGTGGCTATCCCAGCAGGAGGACCCGCAACAGCACCAACGGCTGCTCCACTCGCCACACCCGCAATGGCGTATTTTATAGCCGTCTTACGTTGTTTACTCATCCGACGACGACGCTGCTCATTATCAGCAGCTAATTGCTCGGTCGGAGTCAAAGAATAATAAGAGCCCCAAGCCCTATCTTCGTACTTACTATACCGTCTTTGAAATGCTTTATCAGACTCACCAGATTGCTGCCTAGGGAAGTTTTCAAGAAGATCAACAGATCTCACGATCTTTTTTCCACGCGGACTTCCATATCGTATCCTGCCCAGTGTGGTCAATGAACCATCCTTATTTTGATAATTCCTGATACCCCACTTCATTTTCTTAATGCCAAAATGGGCAAGATTATTACCCTTACCATACAAAGCTATCACCTCACTCAAAGTTATCCGTATTTGCTTTCCAAGCAATATATGCATCCATCATTGCTGCAACTGCATCTATCTTTTGGTCCCTGCGCTTCTTATACAATTTCTTATTATCATTTGTATCAATAAGAGCAATGCAGTTCCCCATACAAAAAGACATCAAACTTTCATCAAATAAAAGATTACGCTCTTCTGAAAGTTTCTTAAGTTCACCAAGAGGAACTGATTCTGTCTTAGCCCCTTGAATAACTTTCTCTACTCCAAATGGTCCATGATCGGCAGTCCAATTCTCTACAAACTCTTTTGCATTATATGGATCATATCCCATAGCTCGAACGTCATATTGAGTCTCTTCGATATGTTTCTCTAAGTCTGAATAAACATCATCCATCTTAAGGACGATCTTATCCATGACAATAAGACTACCCTCTTTGATAAACTCTTCATATTTCTCTCGTAATGCCTTAGTTAACTCGGAGAACGTCTTCTCGGAAATATAACACCGAGTCTTAATTCCAAACGTCTCATCGCCAAGAGGAAAGACAAACGTGAATGCACAAAAGTCATCACCACGAGATAGGTCAGCGCCCATGGCACAGGGCATAGACCAAAAATCTCTCTTGCGATGAACCTTAGTCTCCTCGTATGGAAAGAAATATGTATAGCCCTCTAGAGGTATTCCAAATCGTTTCGCTAATATCTCATTACGGACTGATGGGTTCTTCTCTGCACGCTCAACCTCACGTTGATATGTGTCATAGGAAACTGTCTTCCCTATATTAGGCGATGCCTTGATCCAAAGTTCGGGATATGCCACCTCAGTCACATTGTCGAGCTTATAGAAAAAGATTGATGTGTGGGGATCAACATAATCACCCTTAAGAATCGACTGTAATTCCATTTTGATTGTATCGCCAATAGAGTTACGTATCGTTCCCTCGGACGAGATACCAATGATTATATAATCCGGAGTCTTAGATGCACTTTGCTCAAGAGCTGTTATGACATCTTCGCGAATATCACAAGAAAGCCATTCATCCAATGTACAAATCTTACCACGATAACCTTGAAGTTTATCAATTGACATCGGCCTAGTCTCTATCAAAGAATTGGTTATGAAATTTTCAATCCCTCGCTTAGTTGCAGTCATTTTGACTCGATTAACTATCGACCCAGTCGTGTTGTTGATTGACCCACTCCTCAGAAACTTAAACAAAGGGCCGCGTGCTCGGACCAATGCCGTCTTGATTGGAATCAGCGTCTCCTCAGCTTGACGAATAATCGGAGCAACTGCTGCCTGTGTCGTAGTCTCGGATGAAACCGAACATTCATAAGCATGAATCGCTGAGGCATACATTGTTTTAGCACTACCACGAGCGGTTATGATAAATTGTTTGTTCGTTAGACGCCGTTTGACCATGCGTCGTTCATAGTGTCCTCCAAACCCATTCTTATTTGGGACAAATACCTCACGTTCTATGAAATAATACCATCCATAAAGCTGTTCGCCCCAAAGTTTAAAAGAAGGTAGTAAAGTTAAATCAGTTCCATCTGTAAGTGTCAACTCGTTATCACAAAAACTGATCCAACCTTCTACCGGAATAGGATCGTAATAAATTCCAGGATTTCGGATACGCCAATCGATCCGATTCATCTCTTGCTCGATCTCTTGACATATTGGAATATCTCCGTTAAGGACTTGATCTCTAAACTCCGCATAATATCTAGGTGTGGCTGTATTAGACAAAGCCATAATTAAGACCTCGTAATACTCTTAAGAGCGAGCCTACGTTTCCTAAGCCTTGTAATCTCCTCATCACTAAGCTTACTGTAATCTCCACCCTTCTTAGCAAGAATATCCTCGACATTATCTTTCTTCTTCTTAACGCCACCCATAAATTCCGCAAACTGTCGAGCGCCTTCAGATGCATTCTCATCACTAGCAACTCGACTCCATCCATACTTAGCTGCCGAACGGAAGCTAGAATTAAGCTGATCTCGAATAAGAGAATCCGTGGCGTCCTGAAGCATGCGTTTATAAATCCCTTTGCGCTGAGCCTTATATACGTCACGCTGTTGACGCTCTGTCTCCTTACGTGCTCTACGGCGATCAAGATAATTAGAGAGATGCGGATGCGCGTCTCGCCATGCTTTATTTTGAGCTTCTCGCTCTGCTGCTCGTGCCTCACGTCTAGCTGCTACTTCATTCTTATGCGCTCGATAACGACCCATCAAAGAATCAGACTCTTTTGCCTTACGAATATCATTCTTTGCAGCTCTCATATCAGCCCGAGCTTGAGCTTGACGTGTTCTTAAATCAGCAGCTTCTTTTCTCTGTGCAGCAACCTTCTCTAGCTGCTTAGTCCTCGTCCGTAGTTTACGCTGTTTACGAGTACGACGTTTAGCAATACTACGATTGATGTCTTTGGGAATCTTGGTAATTCGTTTGGACGTACTCTTAGCAAAATTAGCCATCATGTTTCGTCCAGTACGAACAGAACTTCCTATTCGCTCAATCGCCTTGCGAAAACCCCATCGCATTCCCTTAACACCATGGTGCTGAAGATAATCATCAGATATGGTATCATCAAACACAATATCAGCCATATAACCTCCTTTCACTCAGACAGAACATTAAGTCTAAACTCCAACTCAGAAATCTGATTCTTTATAGCATCCACCACAAACGAACTTGTCGGTGGATCAAACGCGAGTCGTGTCTTCAACCAAATATATTGAATCGCACCGTTTAATACTCCAGGATTATTGCTAAATTCAGTCCATTCCTCATTGCCTGTCTCGATACGAAATGGAATATCAGGCCCAACCTTCAATTCGTTTAGAGTTAGAAATGCTGAATTTATTCCTATGATAATATCTTGGTCAAAGACTGTGTAATCGTTAGTAATACCAAGTAGCTTCTTGGTTGTCTCTAAAATAGTAGCCATTTGACCTCACAAAGCAATCGCATCTAGACGAACATATCCATCTGGATGACGGGTTCGACAGAATCTAAGTCCACCCCAGCTATAAACTTGCTCTTTGGGATTGACTTCGATCTCTTCTCCGCCCTTCTTTCGTCCGACTGTAATTTCCTCTTCAACAGGATCATCCGGAGCTTTTCGTAGATACACAACCCGAACGTCCTTACGTACACGTGCCTTCTTAAAGTCCGGCATATTTCCTCCTTACCAAAGCGTAGTATCGCCAGCCTTCCTAGGAACATACTCATCATCTAGCAACTCATAAGAACCATAATGAATGGCTTGATGAGTGCGATTTGAGACACAAATCAAATTATCCAGTGATACTAGTCGATCTGTATGTTCCATAATATCTTCGTAAGAAATGGGCTCGATATGATGAACGATTATCTTATCGTATATGGGTCTGTCAGGACACGCGAGATCACAACCTTCATCTCGAATTATTACTTTAGACCTAATTAGTTTCCATTCCTTACTTGCATAGAACGCTTGATTCAAATATCTTCGAGAACCAAACGTTGGATCGCCTATTGGAGACTCAGTTCTAAGAAATTCATAACGCTTTCGAAAATCAGGCAGTTCCATCAAGGCTTTGTATGTCCTGATCATCTGAGTCACGTCCTTGATACTGTTTCATAGCTGCTATGGCATTCGCATAAAGCTCTTCTGACTTCTGGGCTGAATCAATAGCATCTTTCTTAGATTGAAGTAGAGCATTCTCACTCTTTAGCTTTGCCTTCTTGAGTGGTCTAAGCGGATCTGCGAATTGTATGGCATAAACTATCTCTTGACCAGTTGCTTCTCCAGAAATCAAGCGCTCTTCAAGCCGTTTTAGTCCCAAAGCAGCGATTTGTTGGAAGCGATTGTCTGGTTGAAGGCCTGGAGGAGATGCTGTCGGTGGTTTTATAGTATCTTGTTTCTTCCTTCTCATTTCATCTCCTATACTTTTGGATAGAATATCTACAGTTTTTATTGACTTTATGGTAGGAATGGCTCGACTTGTGGGTAGAATTTTCTGGTTAGAAAGGAGTAAAGAACCAGAAGCACGCTAATTGAGAAGGGAACACTGTTCTGCCGAGCCACCCCTGCTATAAAGTCAATATCAATATCATCCCCCGGAATAAATATCAAGAAGCTGCCGAAACAGGGAGGGGGTGTA